GTGGCCAGAGTGTGCTTTGAGCAGAAAACGTGGGATGAATATTGGTTCCCCAAAGTATTCAGACGGCATCTCAGGAAACGGGAAGGGTTGATTGAGGAATTCGAGGCGGGACCGATAGTTGACCAGCAACGAGAATTTGAGAAAATCAAGCAACGTCCAGATGATGAATTCTGGAGAGGCTTGATACAGGAGGAGCGAGCATGACACAATCTACAGAAGGTCAAGGACAGCCATTGTACCGGATACACAGGGCACTGGATCATCTTGACAAATCAATCGAGCAACTGATTACGTCGATTGCCAATCAGAAGATGGCAATCGATTCCATGCGGAGCCGCATGATCGAAGAAAACCTGTCATTGAAGAAAGAACTAGAGTCTACGAAACAAGTGATAAATGGCCTCGTCAGCAAGATAGACGAGATGAAGTTGCAATCACTGACCACTCATATAATCGTATGAACCAACATCCAAACATTGTGATCCTATGCCAGGAGCACTGCAACAGCAGCATCGTGGCGAATATGCTGGCAACTGCAGGATGGAAGCGAAACGATATGGACGAGCACGGCGAGAGCCTCTCTGTGCGAGAACTGAATGGATGGATTATCAGGAACTGTGGTTCTGGATTGTTAGGATTTGAGAAAAAACAGAGAGCTGTCCTGGAAGTGCTGGAACAACCTTGGGTACTGAAGGATCCGCGGTTCAGAATGACATTGCAGTACTGGGATTTTATAAGGTACACGCCGATCTTGCTCTATCTCAAGAAGGATGCCGAGAAGATACAGCAAAGCTATCATCGCCGCAGCAGGCCGGAGTGGGGACGTCCATATCCGATGAGTCTGGATACCATAGCTGAGTGGGAACGGCAGTGTCGAAAACAGTATGAGATGTGGCCGATGAAGAAAATACAACTGAATGCGGAAGATATAGGATTGGCCTGCGGAATGTTTTCCGCAGAGAGAAGTGCAGGCCGAACCGATGCAATTCTTGGGAAGGATAGTAGCGGGTTCGTATGCGGCAATGAATTTGTCGTGACGTGCATGTAGGAGCGAAATCATCAAAACGGTAGTCGAAGGAGCGAGTTCAAGTCATGCCACCGTTAGTTAGCGTCATCAGTTGTGCCCTGAACCAAGGCGAGTGGGTACGGAGAACCGTACCGCTCATACGTCAATCACTCGGCGACTGGCCGCATGAAATCATCATCGTCGATGACCAGAGCGTGGATGGTTGCTGCACCGGACTTGACAAGGATGTATTGATACTCCGAACCGAGACGCGATTCGGTGTCAGTGCCTCTCGTCGACTGGCAGTGAAGAATGCCAAGGGAGACATCTATCTGTTCACTGATCCTCACTGTCAATATCCGGAATTGGCATTGAGAGATTTGGTTGAACTGACCTGCAATAAGCAGGCGATATGTCTTCCGAAGACGAAGGGCAAACCAGTCGTTCGGCATTCGAGGGCGGGCGGATTTCTGACGGAGAGCGACCGCGGGCTGAAAGTCAGCTACGCACGGCCCGGCCCGGCAGAATGGCCTGCCTTGCTGGGGACGATCTATTGCGTGCAAAAACCAATCTACGAACATCTCGGAGGTTGGCCTGAACTTCCGGGGTGTTGGGGTTACAGCGAACAGGCATTGTCGCTGATGGCTTGGTTCAGCGGGGTGCCGATATTCGTCGACGAGCGGCATATCTGCAATCACCAGCATTATCATCCTCAGAAGCCGGACGGTGGATACATGTTCTCCTATCGGGTATCGATGGTAGATCAGTCGAACAACGGGCATTGGATACATGCAGCATTTTTCCCAGCGACCTATCACTTTCACTGGGCACCTATGCTGAAGAAAAGATTCAGGGACGCGGAGAAATACTGGAATTCTGTGAGCAGCGGATGGCGAAGCAAATTGATTCCGGGTGCCCGCATCCAGTTGATCAGCAAATTCCGCGAGGAAATCGCTGGTAGGGCGGTACGGAGTGAGCAGGACTTCTACGAGATGGTTCTCAAGAAACCGATGCCGCGCGAAATACCGGAAGTCGACGAGGAATTCTTGAAACAACAGAGGCGACGCAGCAAACCGAAAGACTATGGCAAAGTTCAACGAAGACAGTCACGAGCTGTTGATTGGTTCATGGGTCAGATACCCGGATGCATCAAGGGCAGAAAGTTTCTCGATCTTGGTTCCAGAGATGGTTTCGTCGTCGACAAACTGACTCAGATGGGCACTAAGGAAGTGCTTGGCGTGGAGTTGGTACCAGAGACAGCAAAGCATACGAAAGAAGTACTCGGTCGCAACGTGATGCAGGGCGACATGCGGCATTTGCCATTCGAGGATGGGAAATGGCATTGCGTAACTTGCATTCATACTTTGGAACACATTCCGGATCCAGAGAATGGAATTCGAGAGATGCTGCGAGTTTTGATGCGGGGAGGATGGTTCCTGATCGTTGTTCCCGTAGAAGGCAAACCAAACAGTGGGGCAGCACACAATTGTTGCTTTCCGGATGAGGAGTCGCTCAAACAACTAGTCGGCAAGTTCGCTGTGGACAACGTGCGGACGGAGATCAAGGGCCTATCGCCCAAACCGCAGAAAGAAATACTGCTCGCCGGGAGAAAAAAACGATGAGTGGTATCGTTTTGGATATATGCACCACAGCCATGCCTCGACCAGAATTGCATCGCCAGACATACAGCTCATTTTACACGAATCTGTGTGGAGTAGATTGGGACAACTCTACGCATTACGTGAACATCGATCCTTATCCTACGGATAGTCTTGCCGACAAGTTAGAGATGGAATCAATCAGGGATGAATGTGAACTAGTATCCAAAGGGCACTTCAAGAATTCAGTGAGCAATAGAACAGAAGTCGGAAACCAGGCGAAGGCGTGCAAATGGTGCTGGGGTCAAACCACAGCGGATTACGTGCTGAACCTGGAAGATGACTGGGTGCTTTATCAGGCAGTGAACATCAACAATATGCTGGCTTGGTTCGAGCGAGAGGATACGTTGCAGGTGGTTTTTCGCTGGAGAACGCAGCGGAGGCATAGACATTATTTGCCATACTTTGTCTTGGGCCCGTCTATAGTCAGGGGCGAATTGCTTCGCATGTTGGCCAAGGAACTCAACGAGGTCAACAATCCGGAAATACAACTACGCAGCAGAAAAGACTTTTCTATCCCGATACCAAACTTGGAAACACATGAACGAGAGGAACTATACAAATACTTCATCGTTCACTCGCAAGGGCGGCATGGCACAGTGGCACAAGATATCGGTTTGCCGTGGATTGCAGCAAGTAGGTTTCGCAAGCCACAATGTCTCGGCCCGCTCGATCCGAAGCGACAAAGAACAAGGAATGCAGTGTCATGGGTCCTATAGGATTAGAGAGTAGATTTAGATTGAGTCGTAGAAATCAAGATTGCAAAGATTGCAATCTATGGCACAGCCACAACGGTTCTGCGACAGAGTACGAAGTGGCAGAATTGATCGCGGGATTCGTCAGGGCACTGCAACCAGAACTCGTGGTCGAAACCGGAGCATACCGTGGATACACGACGGAGATGATAGGAACGGCTCTAAAACGTAATGGACATGGAAGAATAGTCGCGATAGAAAAAGACCTGAAAAGTTTCCGCTTGATGAGACGGAAGTGCAGAGGACTTCCTGTGCAAATGGAGCATGGCAGTTCGTTGGACTGGCTGCCAAAGGACGGAGAGGAAATAGAGTTTGCGTTTTTCGATACTAACTTCCCTTTTCGCCATCAAGAATTTGAACATTTCAGGCCGTACTTCAACAAGTGGACCGTCGTCTGTTGGCATGATTCGGGTTGGCATTTCGAGAATCCCATTAGAGCATCCATTGAACAACTAGCGAAAGAGGGCATCGTGCAGCCGATTTTCCTGCCCACTCCAAGAGGCGTATGTTTTGCAAGAGTGATCGGATGACGTGAAAGCAAGACGAGAGAGTCAAAACACGCAGAGCCTGGGCAATCCAGACTGCAAAGATTGCGGGCTGTGGCACAGTCATGATGATGCGGCGATAGAAATTGAAGTAGCTGAATTGATAAGTGCATTCGTGAGAGCTCTTCAGCCCGATTTGGTGATTGAGACTGGTTGTTATCGAGGACACACAACGAAACTCATCGGACGGGCATTACAGCGAAACGGTCACGGTAGACTTGTGGCCATTGATAATGAACGCAAACGAGTCAGGATCACGAGACGTAGATGTGTAGGATTGCCGGTGCAAGTGCATTGGGGCAATTCACTGGACTGGTTACCGCAAAAGGAAGAAACCATCGAGTTTGCATTGTTCGACACGCCATTTGAACATCGACGCAGAGAATTCGAGCATTTGCATCCTTACTGCAACAAATGGACTGTGGTGTGTTGGCATGATACGGGACTACATTTTCCCGATCCTCTGAGGCCAGATATTGAAGACATGGCAAAACAAGGATACATACAGCCACTATTCTTGCCGACACCTCGCGGCATATGTTTTGCGAGAGTCTTGAAATGAACGGCAATTCGTTCCTTTCAGGCCCATACCTCGTCATTGGAACTGGACGATCGGGAACGAGCACGGTGGCGAGAGTAATGCACACTATGCTAAGAATCGACATGGGGGAACGGTTTGTCGAACCTGACGAAAACAATCCACTTGGATATTGGGAAGACCTGGATTTCGTAGAACTAAACAGCAGACTGTTATCAGGAGACATCCATTTGGTTAGATTCATGAGGTTGTTGGAGTTACTGATTAGAAAAAAGAGTCAGAAGGGGGCGACTTGGGGAATCAAGGATCCGAGAATCTCTGATCTGTTGGGAATCTATCTCGTTGCAATAGATAATCCAAGGATCATTGTAGCTGCGAGATCGGCACGCATGGTCATATACAGCATAGCTAGATGTTCCAAGATAAGTCTGAACCGAGCGTATGCTCTTTACAGGCGACGGAAATTAGCACTAGATAGGATAGTGAAGTACGTGGATTATCTCGTGATCGGTTTTGATTCGCATGTAGAAGACCAGCAAATTGCTGACCGCATCACAGCCAAGTGGAAACCACTATGAAAACATCTGTGCTCATGGCAGCCTGCAACGCCGGTTATATGCTCAAGGAAACAGTCGCATCGATTCGTCAGAGCAGCGATGACAATGCCAATGTGGAGATCGTGATCGTCGACGATTGCAGCAAAGATGGATGCTGCGATGACATAGGTGACGTGAGACTCATACATGCCGAACAGAGATTGGGTTGTTCAGGGGCGAGACATCTTGCCGGACAACATGCGACTGGAGACGTATTGATCATCAGTGATCCACATTGTTCATTTCCAGATGGCAGCATAGAGATGCTCGCTGAATCATGTTCCGTGTTCAATGGTATCGTGCAACCGCCTGTCGTTTTAGAAGGTCACGGCAGGAAACGTGCGGCGACGATGGAGATAACGAAAAGGGGATTAACAACCAAGGTGGTAACGTACTTGCCGAAATATCCCATCATGCTTGGTTCGATATATGCATTCAACCGCGATGTGTGGGATAGAACTGCGCAGTATCCAGTGCTACCGGGATGGTGGGACTGCGATGAGAACTACATTTCCAGCATCGCCTATAGAGTCGGACTTAGCGTCAAGACAGACAAGAGTATTCCGCGGTGCACGCACCGAAAGTACCGCAAGACTGGCAGATTGCCTTTCAGTTTGCCGACGCACCATCAGGACCTCAACGCTCATTGGTTCCACGCAGTTTGCTTCCCGAGGTACTATCAAAAGATGTTCAAGGCGATGCTGGATGAGTCTGCTTCACGTACAGACACTGAAATCTACATGGATGCCGATAACTTCATGGATGCATGCGAGTTCGTGGAAAGGAATGCAGTTCGCACGGAATTCTGGTTCATGAGGAACGTCGTCCGATGATTCCAAAGATCATCCACAAGATATGGCTTGGGGAAAGCAAACCAGACAAGGTGGTGGAATGTGATGAAGCGATAAAAAACTTGCCGCCTGGGGTCAAGGTGTGGAATTGGAACGAAGGATTGTTGTCGAGAGATGGTAATAACTATGCAAAATCATGGTACAATCGTGGTGTGATGGCTATGGTGTCAGATCAGTTGCGGTTCTATCTGTTGCACCAATATGGTGGTGTCTACATGGATGGAGACGTGGAAGTATTAGAAAATGATTTGTGGTATTCGCTGGAGGATAGAGAAGTTCTGTGCGGTTATGCCGATAGAGCGAGCACCAGAATAGAAAGTGCAGTGATAGGGATGGCGGCTGGTCATCCATTAGCGAGTAAGGCATACGTATTTTACGAGCGGCGACGAAAACACAAGTTCGTCAGTGCTGGTAATGTGCTGAATACCATAATGCAGGATATGTCATCAGTTCTGCCACATGACTATTTGGCCCCGATGACATGGGAGGACTACCGCGAATGCAATGGCGTTGTCGACAAGAGTAGATACGTGACTGAGAACTCGATGACGTTTCATTGGTACATGGCAAGTTGGCACGGGAAGACGGCGAAGAACAAATGGCAGAAGAAGTACGATACGCTGAATTAACACCCGAGAAACTGCACAAGCGAATAACTGAACAGCCCATCGCTTATATTCCTCTCGGCAGCCTTGAATATCACGGAGAACATTTGCCATACGGTACCGACATTATGCAGTCCGAATGGTTTCTGTGCGAATGTGCGAAGAAGTTTGGCGGAGTGGTGCTGCCTCCATTCTTCGTGGGTCCAGGACTTGATGACGAATGCAGCTGCTACCGCATCGATCCTGATCTATTTGACTCGCTTCTGACTACTATCGTCAGAAGACTAGTTGATTTGGGTTTCAAGGCAGTTTTCGCTGACGGACACGGCCCATCAAGGATAGCGTGGCATCAGATCGCTCGCAGAATGTCGAAAGAGACCGGATACTGCTTTCCGAGAACGGATCGCAATATCAGGAAACATATTAAGTTCATGCATGATCATGCTGGAAAGAAGGAAACGTCGACGATAATGCTAATACGTTCGGACTTGGTGGATCTTTCTACGTTGCCAGATGACACATCGAAATGGCCGCCATGCGTCACCGGTCAGGATCCGCGGACAGCGACAGTGGAATACGGAAAGGCATGCGTTCAGTTGGCAATGAATTGGTTGGAGCAACAGTTCAAAAATGGTGGTATGCTATGACACTCGATATCACCATGATTGCCATGCCTCGACCGGAACTGCATAGAAATGTGTTCAGGAGCCTCAAGAGATACATGCAAAACATAGATCACAATGGCATCACTCTATATCTGAACGTGGACCCGTATCCGCTTGCTAACAGAAATGAGAAGATGGAGATGGAGGCTCTCCGGTCAGAAGTGATCGCCATCGCCTCATCGTATTTCCGAACGATCATCACGCTACCGTCCGTCGCGGGGAAGGCGAATGCCTGCAAGAGAGTCTGGAGAGCGACAACTGCCGACATCGTTATGCACTATGAAGATGACTGGAGATTATTCCGGCCATTAGATATGGGAAGAGTCCGTGAATTGTTCGATGCCAACGATTGGCTTCAATGGATGTATTTGGGATCCAGTAATCATAGAAAGAATCCGATGCGACATCGATGGATATTGATGCCGCCGTCCATATTTAGAGGTCAACTCATTCGGAAGATCGCTGCACAGCTTCACGACTTCCCAAATCCAGAAGTGCAACTCAAGCAGAGAAAAGACTGGGATCTGTTCCCGGGATACGGAACAATCCCGCTCAACGAATATGCCATACCGTGCCCGAGTCCGGGATTCAGCCGACACATGGTGATTGACATCGGCAGCAAGTGGCTGGAGCAATCAAAATTCAAGCGAATCTTTCCTTCAAACGTTTGGGGCAGACGATGAAGATATCGATCATTTACGCGGCGTGCAATCAAGGCAAATTACTGCAAGAGACGGTGGACAGTGCCATCGTCGGATTGTCTGGTTGCCGAGATTGGGAGATCATAGTCGTCGATGACAAAAGCGACGATGGTTGCTGCGAATTCTTGTTAGTTGACCGCGACAAACAAAAATATCCTCTCGACAGAATCAAACTGTTTCAGCCAGAAGAGAAATTGGGAGTAAGTCATGCGAGACACTTCGCGGCCGAACAGACGACTGGCGACGTCATCGTCACTTCGGACACGCATTGTGAATACCCGAGGCGCAGTCTATGGCGCATGGCTCATTGGGCAGCTAGACTGCGAGCAATCATCGTACCGCCAGTCAATCTGTTGTCTTTGGATCGCAAGAGAAATCATCGAACGGAAGGCGGAGGTTTTGAGATCAGCCCAAGGGGCTTGCGAGTTGTCAGGCCACCGAGAGCGAGAACCTGGCCGAGTATGTATGGTAGCATCTACCTAATGCGAAGGGATGTGTGGGATTTCTTAGGTGGTTGGCTGCGTCTGCCAGGATATTGGGGCGGGGAGGAACAGATGGTGAGCACGGTAGCGTATCTGTTTGGAGTTCCCATCAAAGTATTGTCCGGCGATGCACTCTCGCATCACACATGCACTCATAAGCAATACCGCGAGAAGGCAAAATATCCCTATCCGCTTCCTCCCCATCATCAGGCAGAGATAGCTCATTACTATCATGCCGCATGCTTTCCTCAGACGTATGCTGAAATCTGGGGCCCCATGCTTGTCAGGACCTATAACTATGACATGCCAGACGTCACCAGAGATGGAGCAGCGGCATTGGCGACGTGGATAAGAGAGAGAGCCGTCTGGGACGAGCATCGATTCTTCAAGACTGTGTTGGGTATCGACAACATCAAAGAGCACGTGTTGATCAAACATTCATTGGAGCGCATGCATGAGTCTGGAAAACAAATTGCATCTAGCAGTGATAACGAGCCCGGCCCCGTGGCATCCGTCGACGGAGATAATCCAGAAGACGTTGAAGAGCACGTGGCAGCTGCTGGGTGAACAATTGAAGCCAACGTTCTACTGCGATTACCCATCACCCTGGATTAGCAATAGTGACGATTATTGGACCTATGTTGAGCTATTGAGAGATATAGGGCACGTGGTTGAACAACCATTTTGGAAAGGAATCTCCGGTCAATACAAGACCTTGATAGAGTGGTGCGACAAACCGCTAATATTGAATGTGCAGCATGACTGGGAATTTGTGGATCCCGCCAGAGTTCTCATTTTGGCACTCGCGAATCTGATGATGCAAGGCAAGATCGGCATCGTGCGATTCCACAAACGAAGTCTACCGCAACCAAAGAAATATGTCGATAGGCAATATTACGAATTGATTCCAGATCAATATCACGATGTGCCGTTGATCTCAACAGACGGATGGGGCGACAGTCCACACATCGCCACTCTCACTCATTACAAGAACAAGGTACTGCCGAACCTGTCAGATGATTACCAGAGAGATTACGGTAGATACGGAGTGGAAGGACCGGTGTGGAGACAATATCAGAAAGACATCAAGGCAAAAGGCTTCGCTGCGGCATGGTGCGATTGGCTGAGTTGCATCTATGGCCGCTTCGGAGATGGCAAATATGTACGGCACCTTGGCGGCGATGCAACGAATTGGCGAAAAGAATTAGTCGGTGGGACTGGGGGAAGAAATCCATGAAGTCTCCGAGCGATACAGATGAATCATTCACAATTGCCGCGACCGAGTACCACTGTAAAGCATGCAAGAAAATGACTTGTTGGGATATCTTTGGAGTCGAGTCAGACATCGAAATATGTTGCGAATGCGGGGCAATGAGAGCAATCAATCCGATTCCATACGACGATCTGCGCCGGGAGCTGGGGCTAAATGAAGCGTCCAATTGAATGGTCATACGGAGTGACGACTACGCCCGATCGGTTCGACGAATCGCTCCCGCGAACATTGCGAAGTCTATCTGATGCTGGTTTCGACAGTCCCCGCATTTTCGTCGATGAAACAATACCGGATCAATCAATATGTTCATGCATAGTGAACCATAACAAGACAATCAGGCGGCCAAAAGTTGGCGCATTCGGCAATTGGGCATTGGCGTTATGGGAATTGTTTGTGAGAAATCCCGGAGGCAATTGCCGATACGTGCTGTTCCAGGACGACATACTGGCAGTCAAGAACTTGAGGCTATATCTTGAACGATGCACATACGAGAAGAAATATTACTACAATTTGTGCACTTACCCGAAGAATGAAGAATTATTGGCAGACAAGAACATCAAGGGATGGTACCAGAGCAATCAAAAGGGACAGGGTGCCCAAGCTCTCATGTTTGATAGGACTGCCGTGGTCATCTTGTTGTCATCGATGAAGTTCTGCGCTCGGCCTCGCGATAGCGGTCAACGCCGAGACAACATCGACGGAGTGGTGAGCAGGAGTTTCCTGAAGGCTGGCTGGAAGGAACTGGTGCATTATCCAAGCTTAGTCGATCATGTAGTGGAAGGACAGAAAAGTACCCTGAGGCCATATCAACAGCCGAAGATCAATATCTTTCCTGGAGAGGAATTTGACGCATCAACCTTAGCATAGGAGGTCATGTGATGAGCAAATGCCTTGTGACTGGTGCTGGTGGATTCATCGGTGGTCATCTTGTAGCTAGACTCATAAATGATCATCACGATGTCAGGGCAGTAGATCTGAAGCCTTTCCATAAATGGTGGCAGATACATGAGCAATCATACAACTGGGAACGTGTTGACTTGAAGGACTTATGGAATTGTCAGGATGCGTGTCGGGACATCGAAATCGTGTACAACTTGGCTGCCGATATGGGTGGAATAGGATTCATAGAGAGCCACAAATCAGAATGCATGCTTTCGGTGCTGATAAACACAAATATGCTTAGGGCCACGACATCAACCAAGGTGAAAAGATATCTCTACACGTCGTCAGCATGCGTCTACCACGCTATGAGGCAAAACGATCCATCCGCGACTGCTCTATGCGAAGACGACGCCTATTACAATGGCGGTGCAATGCCAGAGGATGGATACGGATGGGAAAAATTGTTCAGCGAGCGCATGTGCCGCCACTTTCGAGAAGACTACGGGATACAGACACGAATTGCCAGACTCCATAACATCTATGGGCCGATGGGCACTTGGGAGGGTGGCAGAGAAAAAGCTCCGGCAGCCATCTGCAGAAAAGTCGCTGAAGCAAAATTTATCGGAAAGCAACAGATCGAAGTCTGGGGTGATGGATCATCAACTAGGTCCTTCTGTTGGGTCGAGGATTGCATTGAGGGACTTATTAGGCTGGCACATTCAGAGTGCGTAGAACCCATTAACATAGGATCGTCAGAATTGGTAAGCATCAATCAGTTGATAGACATAGTGGAAGACGTGGCACAATATCAAGTCGTCAGAAGATACGACTTCAACAAGCCGCAGGGAGTGAAGGGCAGAAACAGCGACAATACCAAGATATTGGCTACGCTCGATTGGCAACCGTCAACTCCACTTAGAAACGGCTTGGAGAGAACATATCACTGGATTGAGGAGCAAATACGAGGAAGGGAGCAAACATGAACGCGGCTGTAATTGGATTGGGAAAACTCGGGTTACCGTGGGCTGCAGTTCTTGCATCGAAAGGTCATCACGTAATCGGTGTTGATCTGTCGACTGTGATCCAGAATCTGTTGTTGGGAGAGCTACCGGTAAGGGAACCGCAACTGTCAGATATGTTGATATTGCATAATGACAGAATCAGATATACCACAGAAGTTGACAATGCAGTTTCAGCGAGCGACATCGTATTCATCGTGGTTCCGACACCGAGCCTAGACAACGGAGAGTTTTCCTCCCATTATGTTTTAGAAGTATGCCGAACCATTGGCGAAGCAATGAAAACGGCGGACCATTACATCTTGGTCGTATTGACATCCACTGTGATGCCGGGAACCACGAGCAAGGCGTTGCAAATATTGGAGGATGCATCATACAGAAAATGTGGCAAGGATTTTGGCCTGTGTTACAATCCAGAATTCATAGCCCTTGGATCAGTCATTCGCGACATGATGCATCCAGATTTTGTGCTTGTTGGTCAATACGAAGATGACAGCGGAGAATTCTTGGAGAAATTTTATTCCAGCATACACTCTTCGCCAGTGTTGCGAATGAATCTCGTCGGTGCTGAAATAGCCAAACTGTGTATCAATAGTTATGTCACGACGAAAATCAGTTTCGCTAACAGCGTGTCTGAACTGTGCGAAAGGTTCGGGCAAGGAGCTGATGCCGTTGAGGTGTTAGAAGCACTCGGTTATGACAGCAGGATAGGAGAAAGATACCTCGCATCCGGCACGGCCTACGGTGGCCCATGCTTTCCGCGGGACAACAAGGCATTGCAATGTGCTTATCGAAGTGTAGGATTAGCCAATCAAATATCCAATGCTACAGAGGTGATCAACAACAATCAATCATACAGAATAGCCACCATCCTGATGCGATACCTTGAGAGGCCAGGGTTAGTGGCAGTAATCGGCATAGCTTACAAGCCGAACACCCATATCACCGAAGAGTCGGCCACTATGCGGCTGATTCCGCATCTTGCTAATTTCGGGAATCGCATCATCTGTTGGGATCCTTTGGCGACGAGAGAGGATGTTCCAACTGACATCGACATGGCTGACAGTTTTGAATCATGTGTGGAGAATGCTGACGCCATCATTTTCATGCACGGCGAGGATGTGCTGACTATCCCCGAGACAACTGCAAAAGTAGTGCTTGATGCGTGGGGATGTCTGGTGAATGTACCTTCCGGAATTGAATACGTGCGATTAGGAAAAGGGAAAGATGCCTGAAATAACAGTCAAGGAAATCCGCAATCTCGTAGGCGAGTCTCCCATCATCCTGGAAGTCGGATGCAACGACGGAACAGACACGTTGAGGATGATCACGGAAATGCCAGGAGCAACCATTCATTGTTTCGAGTGTGATCCCAGGGCCATCGATAGGTTTAAGAAGTTGGTAGGCAACCACGACCAGATTCATTTGCATGAAATGGCCATCGCAGACGTGGATGGGAAAGCACTGTTTCATGGTAGCAGCGGGCAACCTCCGAATGCTGGCAAAAATGCATCGCACTATTGCTTTCTTTCAGAATGGGACTTGTCCGGATCCCTCTATGAACCGAGTCGCCATCTCACGTATTCGCCTTGGTGCACTTTCCCAGAAGATAGAATCTGCGAGGTATCAGTCACTAGACTAGATACGTGGAAAGAAAGTCATCCGGAAATATCACGGATCGACTTCATTTGGTGCGATGTGCAAGGAGCGGAAGCCTCTCTGATCCTTGGCGCACGGAAACTCTTGTCGGTAACGCAATTCTTTTACACTGAGTTCTACAATGATCCCTTATATTCAGGCCAAGTCCCGCTCCATGTGCTGCAGGTGATGATGCAGGAAAATGGATTTCTTCTGACGGGGACGTACAATGACAACGCACTATTCAGGAATACATCATGCAACTGACGCCTGAACAGATATCCGAAGTTGGATCAGTTCTGTACCGGACCGGAACCTACATCCGGCGCACGATACTTGCTTCAGGTGGTGCCCGCTGCTACCATGAAACAGTGCTTTCCCATCCACGTCTGCGATGGCCGTTTCATGCAAATGAATCTGGTCGTGGTTGCCTACCAGATGAACCACATATATATCCGTTTGTGACCAGGAGACTATCGTAAATGGGAACAAATTTCCCCACTGGCGCCATTTTGCCAATACTCAACATATTTCACTCTCATTATTTCGTTGAAACCGGTACTGGCAGTGGCGCGACATTGGAAATTGTATCACAGTATTTCAGACAATGCTTCAGTTGCGATATAAATCAAAAGGCCATAGATGCTGCGATAGCAAAGAATCTTCCAAATGTTGACATTCGGCTATCAGATTCCCTCCAGTTTCTGGCTCAGATACTTCCCGGTCTGGAAGATCCGATCGTCTACTGGCTCGACGCTCATTGGTGTGGTGGTATTTGCAACTGCAAAGAATGTCCGCTCTTAGCTGAGCTTTCAATTATCGGATCGCTTCGTGGCAAGGATGTAATCTTCATCGACGATGTTAACTTCTTTCTAGCTCCGCCACCAAAACCACACAAAACAAGCGAATGGCCAACTATCTATGATATCATCTCAGCGATATCGTCTTGGGGAGCCGTCGGATACAGTTACGTGGGTACAACGATAGTTCTGGCAATCTGTCCGCGCGAAGTTCCTGAACTTCTCGAATTCGCAAATCGTTTTCCGTTACAGATATGACTCTCTACGAACTGCGAGATACTGATGACTCTCTACGAACTGCGAGATACTGATACCTATTCGGAAATCGTGCAGTGCGATGTTTACGGACTTCGCACTCTTTCCGTACGTCCAACGTTCATTCTTGACGTTGGTGCCAACATCGGATGTTTCAGCCTTTATGCGGCGACTCTTTTCCCAGAAGCCACACTGCTTGCAATTGAACCCGATCCAGAAAACTACAAGAGTCTGTGTGCCAATCTCGACGGGAAGTCACATTTATCGTGCCTCAATGTTGCCCTTGGCACGGGACCGGTCTATTATCGTCACAATGATAAGTCAGTTCTCCGCGGTTACAATTCTCCATCATCGCCCGGATTTGATACGATTCAGGATGACGTCAACTGGATTGGAACGGAGATTCAATCAGTCACTATTGATCAACTAATTCCAAGAGACTGTGGCGAATATCTCATCAAAATCGACTGCGAGGGTGCCGAGGCATGCATTATCGGCCACAAACCATCTATGGACATTTTGCAACGGAGCTGTATGGTTACTGCGGAACTGCATTTCTACCAAGAACATGCGGTTCCCGCTCCCTTGTGGGACAATAGAGAGTTGGCGATCAGTAATCGCATGTGTTTAGCGTATAACTTGTCGCTGACGCACGATGTACAACTTAAATTATGGTCAAATGGAGCAATATTGTGGGCCATGAAACGGTCACTGTGAAATCGCCCCTGAGGTTGACGCTCGGAGGTGGAGGCACGGATCTAGCGTCCTACTATGGCATGTATGGCGGTTGCATCGTCAGTGCCGCCATTGATTGCTGGATCACCATCTCTGTTACTAGGTCGTCGTCTTCCAGTATCAACGGTGCCCCCAATGATTTGGTTGAAGCTGCGATGCATTATCTGCGCATCCCGAACCAGTTGGCTATCTCATGCAACAGTCCAGTTGGCTACGGCACCGGTCTCGGATGGTCCGGAGCATTTCTCGTCGGATTAGTCCATGGTCTAAATCACATCCATGGGAAAGCAGTTGATCCTTACACTGTCGCTCATACAGCGTTCCAGATTGAATCGTCGATTCTTAACAGGCCGGCAGGAATCCAGGATCCATATGTTGCTGCTTTCGGATCTGTGAGGCGGTATCAAATTGAACGTAGCGGTAACGTCATCGTGTCTCGGCCGGCATCCTTGTACGGATATTTGAGCATCGAAAATGCCTTGCAGCTATTCTTCACTGGTATCGTCAGGCGGTCATCTAAACCACTGATCGAGATGTTGCAATTCACCGATAGACTTCACCAAATACACCAATTGGGCCGTGAAACGTGGCGTCTAGTCAATGTTGGTAATGTTCATACCCTGTCGGCATTGACAAACTATCATTGGCAGATCAAACGCATATACGGCGGAGAATCGCATCTTGATCACATCGTGGAATCAGGTATAGCAGCTGGGGCAAGCGCCGGCAAAATATCTGGTGCCGGGAAAGGTGGTTACGCTTGTTTCATTTGTGATGATGACTATAAGCAACAGCTTTCCGATAAGATGACGTCTATGGGATTAGTTGAACTTCCAGTTCGGTTTACTGAAGAGGGTTGTCATGTCGTTCGTTAGCGATTACTTGTCGCAGACAGTATCGATTATCCATGCTTTGGATTGTGATGAGATTGAGCATGTCGTGTCAGCCTTGCACTCCGTTAAGACATCTGAAGGTCGTTTATTCCTCGCCGGTTCTGGGGGAAATGCAGCATCTGCACAGCATGCCGCAGCTGACTTCCGTAAATTCTGCGGTATTGAGGCATATTCAGTGAGCGACAACATATGTTCTCTGACAGCTGATACGAATGATATTAGCTGGGCAGAATCCTATTCAACATGGCTCTCGTTCAGTAGATTCTCCCAGGACGACTGCCTGATGGTTCTTTCTGTTGGAGGCGGTTCACAGTCCATCTCACAGAATCTCGTTCAGGCCATGATGCTTGCGAAACGACGTGATGGAACAATACTCTCAATCGTCGGAAGAAACGGAGGGGAGGCGGCACGATTGTCAACGCATTTAATATTGATTCCTCCGCTTTACGATCTGATTACTCCGCACACGGAAGAAATTCAGACGGTACTATTGCATCTACTTGCCTTTCACCCGAGTTTGCAATTGTGATATTCTATGTCGATATCGATGGAACGATTTGCTACACACAGGCAGGCAACTACCTTGACGCTAAACCACTCCTGGAAGCAATTCTGGCGATCAACAGACTTCATAATGACGGCCATAAAATCATCTATTGGACTTCGAGGGGAACATCCTCGGGAATCAACCACTATGATCTCACGATGTCCCAGCTTCAACAGTGGGGTTGTCGCTTCGAGTGTTTGCTAATGGGGAAACCATCCTATGATGTCATTATCGATGACAAGTCAATCCAGATAAAGGAAATCATCCGTGGCAATCACAATTTTCGCTGACTGTGCGTCAGTTGCCACAATACTAACTCTCCGTAAGGACCCGACGATCAAGGGTTTTACTACGAACCCAAGTCTTGCTAAACGAGCCGGTGTCACTGATTATGCAGAGTTCGTTGCGACTGCATCTGAGGCTGCTGACGGTCTACCAATTTCGTTTGAGGTCCTCTCTGACGATCGAGAGGATATCGTACGGCAAGCCCGATTATTACAAGATGCTGGAGATCACATCTATGTCAAGATACCGATCTGTCATCGTTCCGGAGCATTGTGCCTTTGGGAAATCCAGCAAGCCATAGACATCGGAATCCATGTCAACATCACATCCATATTTACCCAAGACCAAGCAGAGGCAGTATTCCCAATAGTGGAACGCAGCGATGCAATACTATCCGTATTCGCCGGAAGAATTGCCGATACTGGACGGGAACCAGGCTCAATCGTCTCGCAGATTTCACAGATGTGCAGACATTTGCCAGACGTCCGCGTTCTCTGGGCAAGTCCCCGCCAACTACTTGACATGATGACCGCCGACCGCTGCGGCGCTGATATTATCACCCTGTTTCCGGAGATGCTCGCCAAACGACACCTCATCGGCAAGGACCTGTCAGAGTTTTCCCGTGAGACAGTCGCAATGTTTTTGGATGATGCCAACAGTAGCGGGTTCTGGATCTAATGGCCACGATTGCAGCTCTCTGCCCGACCTATAGGCGACCTCAGCTGCTGGGACAGCTCATCAAACTATTCCAGATGCAAACATGCATGGATAGCGAACTCATCATACTTGATGATGCGGGGCAGTACGGCAACGTCGCCGGAGACCGGTGGCGCATAATTTCCATGTCGGATAGATTTCCGAGCGTCGAGGCAAAGAGAAACTACCTTATCCGGAATACATCCGCTGAAATGATTGCCATGTGGGACGACGACGATATCTATCTGCCATGGGCCTTGGATGCGTGTGCATATGCACTCAGCAACAGCACCTTCGCACAGCCACGTCAAATCCTCGAATGGACTGGGCCTGGAGAACACCGGTGGAAGAGGTGCCTGACATATGGACATCGCCACGACTACTGCTATGGCGGCTGCTGGTCGTATCGGCGCGACTGGTTCCTTTCGACAGGAGGTTATCCGGAACATGAGGACAATGGTGGTGATTGGTACTGGTTTAGACGAATTGCCCATTCGCCGGCCTCTGTAGATACAATTTGTGATCGGTATCCCGACCCGTTCTATGTCTACAATCGCGGACATTTCCAGTCATGGAGTGCTGGAAACATCGGATATAACTCCGTTCCAGATGCTTCCATAGATCATGCTGGCAAAGTCGATGTGCTTGACATCAAGCTGCTCGTGGATGTTTTGGCGATACCGATGCCTATCAATGTGGAGCCGCGCCCATGGTGATGAAATCCAAAGCATTCATCGCCTGTGCGGGGCATGCACGACGACTAGGCCCATTCTGCTATCAGATCCCGAAATGTATGCTTAACGTCAACGGTCGGCCATGTCTTCAGCACATCATCGAGGACTACCGTGATTCCGATATAGTACCGATGACAATTGGCTTATCGAAGAATCAGGCCCCATCCGTTATCGCTCGTTTCGGAGATGGAACTAGACTGAGAACTCGGATATTCTACAGCATCGAGACGTCTGCGAACGGATCAGCCATAAGCTTACGCCATGCATGGCATCTTCTTGACGACCGATGCCATCTAGCCTTCTGTGATGTGTTGACACGCTTTAATATTCGTTCACTCGAACAGTGGCCAATTTCCATTCTGATCTGCCGCTCATCGGAACCAGAACGATGCGGTAATGTGATTATTGATGGCGACCGAGTAGTAGCATTCAAAGAAAAACCCCAGCATCCAGATGGGAGTCTTGTTTTCGCCGGTAGAATGTGGTTCATTAAATCAGCAATATTCACGGCGATGTCAGAACCCGGAGCAATTGATTTGTCGCGAGACGTTCTTGCACGTGTTACTCTTCACGCTGTCACAACTGAAAATATAATCGACGTAGGTACAACGAGAGGATTTCTCAATGCTGCACAATGGTCTGATCACTATGTCATGCCTTGGCCGAAAGGGTCGTTGGGGAAACCAAGTCTTCCAGTACATGTTCCTCAGAACGTACGCAAAGAGATGCAGGCTGCAGTACCAGTGCCCCAAGTGGATCGGGCAGATACTTCTAGGCCATGCCGATCCGTCTATCACTGAATCTTGCGAGAGTGTCCGAGAGACACGTAATCGAGCACCGGAAGGTTGTGAACAGGATGAACTCGGATTGACATTTCCACCATCGGGGAACGAGATAGACGGACATGATTTCGATGGCTATTGCCAATATCACACGAGTTACTACGCACCAGATTGGGAGTTCATTCGTGGATTGTTCATTCCAACCGCAGAACATAGAGATCGGATGCAGCCGGCACTCGACGAATTGCGATCCCGAGGGAAGACACTGATAGGACTCCATCTGCGGCGAGGAGACACTGGGCGTCTGATCTACTATTTGACTCCAAACGCATGGTACCTCGTTTGGCTGAAAGAGAATTGGCAACGATTGAAAAAGCCAGTCTTGTTCATTGCCTCTGAGAGACCCGCCGACAAGGAAGCATTTGCCGAATATGATCCTATGGCATCAAGTGATTTGTTGAAGTTGCACCCGCAACCATACAGGATCTACAACTACCTCAAGTACGATTTGAATCATCCGACGCCAGTGTCAATGGACTGGTTTCCAGATTGGTACATCCTCACGCAATGTGACATCTTGTTATTCGGTAATTCGACGTTCAGCTATACCGCAGCGATGATGGGAAACAATCTCTCGGAGGCATGGAGATCGAAATTATCCCTTCAGGGATTCCAGCAGATCAATCCCTGGAACGACTGGCCACTTGTCAGAGAAGACTTGAGAAACTATCCGGGCATCGCCGACACATGGTACGACAGGAATCCGGCCTGGAAGGGAGGAGAGGTCCACGGAAGAGACTAGCCCCTATCCCAGTGGGAATGCTCCCTCCCGGAGTTCGCTCCTATCCGGGTGCCTGCTGGGTGGGGGCGTCTTCCGCGCGTTCGTAGTCTCCGCACCAGTGGCCGGATACTACCGTCGGATGCTTGGGATGTGGCGCATAGCGAACGCACTCGCCATAATCCGTGCCGTAATCCAAGTCGTTGCGAATCGCTATGTAGAATCGGCACGTCTCACAGGTTTCTTCAGTCATTCTATGCCTTTCACGTATCTGACCCGATCCTTAGTCACGGCCGTCGGCGGAATCTGTCTGGCCCGGATCTTGGAGCATTCAACCTGCCATCTCCAATTGAGTGGCACGCCTTTCGGCAACCGTAACGTGTGAACGCTGTTGCTGGCTGCGAGAATCATCTGGCCTCGTTCTGGCCCCATCCATCGCCATACTTGGCCGTCGCCACCTACTCGCAAATCATCAAGATTGATTGCCATATCATCTAGTCTCCTTCTTTGCATTGAAGGGCTACAATCTCATTGTGCGGATTGATGCCTGGATTCGGTACATCGGCGTTGTTGCGAATGTCTGCCCACGACCATGATTCTGCTCCTTCGACGTGCAAGAGAAACTTGATCTCGCCCTTTGGCAGTTCTGGATGATTGGTGTTGCGTAAGATTCGCTGTACCTTTTCGGCGATGGTTCGTTTCTGTTGAACTGAGAACATGCTCTTGGCCTTTCAAGGAAAGAGCCCCGTCCCGGTTGAAAGGGTGTCCGCCGAGCTGCCGGGACGGGGCATTTCCCAGCCGGCGGTGATTCATTCAACAACTGCTTTCCACAGCACGCATCCGAAAGATTCCGTGCATCGCAGTGCCGCGAAGTAGCCACTCCTGTCTTCCACTGCTGCCAGCCATTCCTCCTCTTCATCGTAGGGTTCCCGTGTCGCGTGCTGCGGGCCATGTATCGCGTTGCATCTTCCCACATCCGGCCAAATCGTCTCGGTCAACGGGCCGGACCAGTGAGCACATGTGCCACATGTTCTATTGACCATTTCGGATGCCTTTTTGCGTTTTTCTCGGGATTTTTCCCAAGCGGTAAAATTTACCGCTTGGGAGAGTTGCCCCAAAGTGGGGATGCCTTATGTCATGCTTCAGCGAATATCCAGCACGCCAGGATATCGCTTGTTGAAGAGCACGAGCCAGGACTGCACTAGTGCTTTTTGTCTCTCAGTGACATCGCTGTCGTCGTACAGCCACTTTGGAGTGTTTGTGTGAATCCAATCCTGAACTTGTTCACAAGTCTGATCTGGTGTTATCAGTTTTCCATTTTTCCAGATGTCATAGAGACCATTACTGCTGGCGGCAACGATTTCGTAGCCTGCGAGCCGCGGGACTGGGGATGCTGCGAAAACCACGTCGCCTCGACGAAATACGATCGCAAGCATGCCGAATCCCTTGCGATTCTTCAAGGCTAGTAACCGCATTAACTGTGCGTCGCCGCCAGGAATACCAGGTACAATGTTGACATTCTGCATTTTGTTTACCCTTTCAATGGAACTTGTTAGCTGACATTGGATTTCAGCTGATTCGCAACACCTGCACTAGCCAATCCCGGATCGCATCGTGCATCGGGTGCCCTTCGCCCAAGATGATCGCCGCCAGCAACACGCCAGACAATCCGCCGACGACAACCTCGAAGCCGATGAACAGCCGGATCACCCACCGTTGTATCGCTCTCCGGCGCCGTGTCTTGCGTAGCTGGTGTTGTCTACGGTTCATTGAATCCATCATCGAATATTAAATTGACTCATTTTGTTTCGTGGCCAGAGCCAGCCACCTTTCCCTCGTCTGCCACGATCTGCTTTGAATTTGCCTCCAGGCCAATCTTTGCGGTGATCACCGTATGTGAAAACATCAGCCAGCGAAATAAATAGCCACTTAGGAGGGCCATCGATTGGGCTTTCTTCATTGTCATCAAGCGGCGATTTCTCTTCGTGAATTACCAATATTACCGGAGATTCACTTTTCTTCGCGACTGTTTGATATTCCTCTAGCAGCGAGAAATCAATCCCATGTTCCCATCGTGGCCCTGGAGGATATCGTCTCCAAGTGGCAACTGCCTTTGCCTTGACTTCGTGCCATTGCACCATGCGAGCCATCAGGAGCATATCAGGGGCAACGAGTGCCGTCGTATCGACAAATATAAGCGGTGCTTTGCATTTTGCGTCTTGTTCAACCATTCCATATGTCGGTAAAACGACGTGACCACGTTTTGCCATCATCCTGGCCCATTTCTTTTGGGCACTGTCGCCTATTTTCCATTCCCGTGTTTCATGAAACTCGCTCATAGATCATTCCAAACTTGGCGAAATGTTTCGCAAACTTCTTCGGTGCTTTTCCGAGGTATAATACGGCCTGCCCCTGTAGTGGACAGCTCTCGGTACCCTCGTCATCCCACCACTTCAGCCGTCCCTTGGGAAAGCAGATTGACGCGGCCAACGTGCCTACCGACTGGAACCACGATGTCTCCGTGGCGTTGTTCACAAGCACGCACGCCGCCGTAACATCGCCAGACTGATATGATTCTGCCAGTTTCGTCATGAATGAATCAATGAGGCCAGAAGCGTACGGCGGATTCAACCAGACTCGTCCAGTCCATTTTTTGTCGCGGCCGTCGGTTTCCGCCGTGTAGAACTTCTTGGCCTTGATGACTTCCTGTGCCGCTTCGGACGTCGCGGGATCCAAGTCGATGTCCCCCATCGTTGCCCGGGCCGCTTCGATGTATTCAGGAGGTGTGTACCATTCCGGCTGGCCGGTGTTCTGCGAGACGTGGGCCGCCTCGTTGGACGTACCCAAGTGCGGCACCGTTTTCTTGGCTTCGTTGTAGAACTTCTGGATGTATGCTTGTAGTTTTTTCTCCGTCGAGTACTTCAGTCGCATCCGTTGACATGTGGCCGATAGATGTTCGTCAATGGCCAAATCCTCCAATCTGCAAATCTGCACTTTTGCAGATTTGCATCGTAAGTGCTGATTTGACGGCCGTTTAGCTTTACCCCTTCCAAACACCCCGGCATCCTTCAGCCCGATGATCTGCCCACCTAGATGCCAGCCGTTAATGACGACTTGGCTTCCGAGCTCGAATGCCTTCGGGTAGTCTGTGTTCATAGCCAGCAGGTGATCCCGTGCCGCCGATAGCACTCTTCCCCATGCCGCACGTTGTTCTGCTGGCATCGTTTTGGTGATTGCATGCAACTCTTCCTTTGTCATTTGCTCCAGCGGTTTCCCTGGAATCTCGGCAAGTTCGCCCATTCATCAGCCTCCCTGAAGATATTCGCATGAAAAAACGTCCCTAGTCGCGACGGGCCACCGAGGCACGTTCGCGTTCCAAAATCCGGTAAGCCTCTTCGATCATACCGTCGACGGCTTCTTTTGAAATGTCGACGTTATGTTTCCGAGCCAATGCGGGCCATTCTGTTTTCCAGACATCCAAGGCATGACATTCGCAACCGATCGCTACGTAGCGCCACGGAATCAGCAAAAAAGCATCTTCGCCATCTATCGTTCCTATGTTAGTATTGTAGCCGTAGCCGGAGCCGTAGCCGGAGCCGTAGCCGGAGCCGTCGCCGTCGCCGTAGCCGTAGCCGGAGCCGGAGCCGGAGCCGTAGCCGTAGCCGGAGCCGGAGCCGAGATGAATATCTATGGCCATGCTTCAATCTCTTTCGCTGCAGTCTGTGATACAGACAGATATTGACAGACATGTTCTGTGGCAGTTACCTCCACAGTATCTGTCAATTGCGTGTCACCACGCGGACCATTTTGTGCCAAGCCAAATAATCCTTTGCAGGCGGCATCCCAATACAAAACCATTCGTGCGCGATGCAATGTGATCGGTGATCCGACGATTGGTTCCGCATCAGTCCAACCGTAGACAACACATTTACCAGTTTTGCCACAGCATATTATCCACGATCGTTGATTTGCTGACATGATTGTTCTCCAGCAAAGAAAAACGCTCCTAGTCACGTCGGGCCAAACAGGCCAGGGACTAGCCCACCGTCGCGACCAAGAGCGTTGATTTCCTGTCCCTGTTCATGCGGGTTTGGCTCCGCGTTTCCCGAATTCTACCACATTATACCCGCGTCTCAAAATCCATATTAATCTTTAAAAGTCGAGCACGGATATCCGATTCCTTGTAACCCAGACAATATCGCCGAATTGCCTCTTCGCGTTCTTGGCGATGACGGGATATCATAGTTAGGCCTCCGTCTGTCTAATAGCTCAATACGGCCAGGCAATACAATGCAGGCATCATGCCACGAACTCCTTTGGAATGCAACAAGTCGTCAGTTCTAGCAATGACGCTTTCCGTTAGCGCAGGAACCTCCATGTGCGGTAAACCGAATCGATGCGAACAAGTTTCCGCAACCAACAACCCGAGATACCATCCATCCCTGTTTTCATAGTCGACATGATGTATAATCGTGCCGTCCCATAGCTCGGTATCATCTATGGCAATTGCGACGCCACTTTTTGTTGCATATCCTTTTGTTTTGACTATGGCTCCATAGGGTTCTCCGGTAGTCTCGTTGTATTTGACTACTTGTTCATTTACATCAATGATCTCTATCGGTATGCCGTATACGATTTTGCATCTAATATCTAAACCCATTGTATTGCTCCTTTAAGCCACCGTCTGCAAAGCCAGCTCAAAGGCGTTTCGGCAGTGCAAGTCATAACTGCCGAGCAGGCATCTGGCTGCTTTGGCCTCCGAGGTCCTCGCTTGATTCTGGACGGTCTCGGTGAAGGCGTTGAGCATCGTCCAGGCCGAGCCGCCGAACAGGCTGGATTCGATCTCCATGTTCGACAGACACTTTCCGATGAACTTAGCGGCCCGCTCCCGTTTCGCGTTGTCTTCTTCCGTCTTACCGCCAGACGGTACGGGGCCTCGCATCTTCGAATAGGCCGACAAAAAGAACAATTCGACCGCTGCCGTGTCAACGCTCGTGCTGGCCAAGCAATTCATGAGGCTGCGAGTTTCATCGATGGCGCGGCCGTAGAGCCCAAGTGCTGCCTTGGCATCGGCCACTCTCTTGCGAACGTCTCCTACGTGGCAAGCGACGAATGCCTGCGGAGTGAGTCGCTTCAGTCGGCCAGTCTCATGCTCCCGATCCGGGATGACAGCGTGCATTGTGTTTGAGCATACAACCCTGATCGTCGTCGGCGTGCAGCGAATCGCTGTGCCGCCATCGTGGCCGTTGGAGACTAATATATAAGGACAAATGCCATCCTCGCTTTTGGCCGTCCGAACGCTGAACGAGCGGCCTTGAATCAGAAACCAGACTTTCTTTCCGCTGCGGATCGAACCGGCCGATTCGATGTGCACCGTGTCGTTCTGTTCGGCAAGCAGTTCGCAGAATTCGGCCAGTTCTGCGTTTTGAATGACATGATAACCCTTGGAGACGATCCCCAGCACTTCGCTAATGTCAGCCCGAACGTTGGCTACGACATCTGGTACTCGCTGTCCCAGCGGATCCTCGTGCTCGTCACGATGTGCTGAGAGCCACCACTGTTCAACTTCCCAGTCGAGCCCGAGTCGCTCCAAGGCCTCCCGCGGCGTAGGAGCATCTGGCCACACTTGGCCGAGTCCGTGCCAGGCACCTTGGCCTGCGAATCCTACGCTGTCAGTTACTTCGATTTCATGCGCCATCTCTTCACCCTTTCATAAGTTTCCGTCCTAAAAAATCAATCGATACTCGGGACGGGTCGATGAATCGATTGTTCATTTACGTTGTTGAGTTCGCGGCATAATATCGCGGCACACAGTGCAGCAAATTCTTTCGTGTTCGGCCGCTGATTCCCTCCCATGCCAGTTGTAAACAGTATGATTTTATCCTGGCAGCCCCAGCCATAAGTGCTACGCAAAAATTCGTACTCTGTAGCTTTTCGATTGATGACGGAAAGTTCCCAGTGTGTTTCTCCGTATTTTCCTTTTTCAAAGATTTCCCAAGCCATTATATCCCTCTTTTCAATCGCGGCGAAAACAGATTGGCTTCACACTTTCAATTGTCCGCTCTAATGGAATTAGTCGATGCCTGGAGCGGTTCAGCGCTTCGACATTCTAACATCGCGACTAGTCGTTTGAGCTTCTCGACAGAGAGCGAGGATAGATCGCGTTGACACAAGACGCGAATATGACGGATCAGTTCTCGCCGCAACTGATCCTCTCTAATTTGGTCCAGTTCTCCGTTTTCAGGTAGTCTGATGAATGTCGAATCCCACTGATTATGACGGCCTATTTCGCGGCCATCGCGTTTTCGGAACGCTCTGTTGCACACAATGATGCGTGTTGGCGTCACGCGCTCAATACGGCAAATGTGATTCTTGTGAAGCGAGCACAAGATCAATTCGTCGCCGACTTGAACATTGTCGAGGCTCACAGCAGACCCCTTCGATTCGTGTTGGTGTTTCTTTCAGCCGCCAGTTGCCGCGAAATTGGACCACCGAGCCACATCTGCTACACTCGCTGATGGGTCGAGCAGATATCATTTCGTGGCGGCAAGTACGACAAAACCATTTCATTTTTTGCTCCCCGTCTTGACAATTATAGCAGATGGGCTAGACTAGTCAATAGAGGTTTCGATGAGAAATTTGACGACGCGACAGGTGGCTGAAATTCTGCAGGTGACTCGCGGCCGAGTACGACAGTATGTATGCAGAGGGCAGCTCCAGGCCGGCAGGTTCAACCACGATCTGGAGTTTTCCCCGGAGGATGTGGAAAAATTCCGGCAAAAACTGGCCCAGCACCCGCTCGCAAACTGTCATGTGGCAACAATTTACGGTGATTCCGATGATCCCGGCTGAAAAATTCCGGGAAAAATTCGCCCGAGGGCCGTTTCCTGGGTTGACAGCTGTAGCAGTTGAGCTATAATTGGAGCAGGATGAGGAAACGAACGGTACTCAAATTTGAAAGGGCGAAACGATGAAGACGACGATCAAACGGTTCAAAGTCAAATCAGAGGCGGAGGCCATTCAGTACGTCCAAAACCTGCGGCGCAATCATGACCGGATGGCCACCGTCGAGAAAGACGGAGATCAATATTATCTATGTGTCCCAATGGAGGTGCGAACCGTCCGGTACGACCAAATCATTGCGGCTTACCGGTTCAACTAGATAATCATTTCGCCGGGGCGGTTCGCGTGTTGCGGCCGCCCGTGGCGAGACAATACTTGAAGGGGCGAAACGATGACAAAAATTTGGTTTGACTGGCGAGATAAGCGAATTGCCATTTCAGCCGATGAAGTTGGATGGTATGGCGAAACACGACCGGTGCTGAGCGGCGTTGATCCTAGTGTTACATTGACTGCCGATGAATTGCGTGATCTGGCATTAGCCCTAGATCAGCAGGATTATTCCGATTTCACGGTCAAACAGATGCCTTTTTCGGAATATCTGGATCTCGTCTATTTATCCGCATAGTGCGGTTCTCTCGTAACTTGAAAGGGTGAAACGATGACAACAACGGATCCCTGGGTGCAAAATCAGATATCCCGTGCTCATCAGCAAATCGCGGGATCGACTGGCGATGAAACCGATCGGCTTCATCCAACTATGTCATTTCAGTGGTGCTGCGGACCGGCTAACGGAGGTGAGTTGCCACCGGAAGAATGTCGATTACTCATAATCGATGGAACTGGTGGCAGCCGAGATGTCGACCTCATTCAGAAATCAGACGACGGAGATGAGGAATATTACATCCTGGATAATTACGGCGACGAATGGATTGGGCGACTCGAACTCATTCTTTACTGGACTCGTGCTGATGCGTTGATTCCGGAGAAATGATCATGAAAACCGACATCGCAATCGGAAACCGCGGAATACAATTATCGAGCATTGTGGATTTGGGACGATTTGCTGAAATGGTAGCCCGCAGTCAATTGGCGCCGCTGGGTTTTCAACGGCCCGAACAGATTATGGTTGCCATACAATACGGTGCCGAACTCGGCCTGACGCCGATGCAGTCCCTTCAGGGCTTGTGTGTCATCAATGGTCGCGTGGGGATGTCCGGTGACATGGCGAGGGCACTTGTAGAATCACATCCGGCCTGCAAATACGTCAAAGACAATGCGGCCGAGTTGGCTACAATGCCGCTCGAAAACGATAGCACTGCTGCTTGGGTGGAAGTCTGCCGTGCTGACAAGCAGCAGAAACCAACTCGTCGATACTTCAGCGTCGGAGACGCTAAGCTCGCCGGCCTCTGGGGCAAACGTGGCCACAATGGCCAACCGACGCCTTGGGTGACTTACCCGCGGCGCATGCTCTATTACCGCGCCCTCGGATTCGCACTACGGGATGGTATGCCCGACGTTCTTAAGGGAATCACCATCGCTGAGGAATTGGAGGATTATCCAAAACCTGGACTGCAATCTGGTGGCACACCTCCGTCGAGTACGCTGGACGAGCTGGCCGCAGAAATTGACGGAATACATTCACTCGGGACCAACGGCGTGGTTGGTCCCAATTCATTGGAGCACGAAAATGACGATGAATAGCAAATTTGAATTGACGAACGTGGGACCGATTAAGGGGCAATTTTCAATCGATCTTTCTGCCGGGCCGGGATTGTACGAACTTCGCGGCGGGAAGGGCACCGGCAAGTCAACGATCCTCTCGGCATTGTCATTGATCAGCGGCCACAAAGTCTCGCTGACGGTCTATGACGGAGAATTGTCTGGCCAAATCAAAGGATTTGGAGTCGTTGCCCCAGTCGGGAGTCGGAAGCGAAAGAAAGGTGAGCTGGAACTAGAGACGATCGACACGACGCGATGTGATCTTGGGGACTTAATCGACCCTGACGGCAAGACCGCGGAAACACGCGACGCGGCACGAATCAAAGCGCTTGCAGCACTATCCAATCTCCGCATGGTGCCGTCCGATTTCTATGAACTAGTAGGCGGTCAACAGTCCTTTGATGAGTTGGGTGTCCAAGACTCAGATGATGCCGTGACAATGTGCGGACGAGTGAAGTCGGCAATAGAGGAACAAGCCCGCAGACATGAGTCACTTGCGGAACGAGAACAAGGTTACGCGAAAGCCAACTCTGAACGTTGCGATGGAATCGATGTAAACAGTGAATACGATCCGAACATACTGGCTATGGCAGCAGAGACGGCCGCACGGGATCTAGTGCGATTGAAAGACGGGAGAGAACGACGGTTGACTGCAGAGAAACAACGCGCATCTGCCACCGAGGCACTAGCCAAGGCTACAGCCGACTACACGGGTCCGTCGGTGGAAGAAGCCGCAGCCAACGTAGAAAAGGCTACGGAGAAACGCGACAAATTGCGGGATCAATTGGTAAAAGCCGTAGCCAATCTGAGGATTGCCGAGGAAAAAGCAACCGCTGCCGAGCAGCATCACAGAACGACAGTTGCATGGCGTGTTACCCTCGCCGAAGAATTGCCGCCTGAAGTAATAGAGCAGCAGATTGCGGAGGCACAGATTAAACTGGAAACAGCACGTGCCGATCAAGAAATGGGCGTGCGGATCCGAGACGCACTGCAAGCATCCGAACAAGCCGCGAAGCACAAAAGAGCTGCGGAACAGGCCATTACTATCGCGAAAAGGTACCGCGCGATCGCTGGCAATGTCTGGGACGTGCTGACGTCTAAGTTGGCGACACACGAACTGAAAATCGAATCGGTGGATGGATATCCCCGACTCGTGGTACAGCATCCCAAACGCGGTAAGACTGTGTACGATTGCGACAATGGACTTTCGGATGGCGAGCGAGTACGAGTGGCAATCGACGAAATGCTACCGCGGCTGAAATCTCCCGGACTGCTGCCGTTGCCTCAGAGAATCTGGCAAGATTTACCTCCGAAGGACAGATCAGAAATCGCCAGATACGCCATGGAAAAGGGACTCTACGTATTCGCGGCGCAGGTGACGGATGATGACCTTGGAGTCTATCGTTATGAATCGTGAACAATGGCTGACTGAACGTTTGGGTGGTATCGGAGCCAGCGAATCGGCCGCAATTCTCGGCTATGATCCATATCAATCTCCGTGGTCAATCTGGCAGAAGAAAGTTGATCAGGTCATCGAAGACGTTGACAGCGGTCCGATGGCCGAGTGGGGTCATCGTCACGAATCAGCGATTGCCCAGAAATTCTCCGAAGAGCATCCCGAATTCGAGATTCAGGATCCCGGAGATTATTACATCGAATGGGCAACCGGATTGTCTGTGCCGATGTTCTGCACGCCCGATCGTATTCTTTATCACGGCTCTGAGAAATCGGTGCTGGAATTGAAGTGTGCATGGTATGATCGGGCGAAAGAATTCGAGGATGATCTCCCGATTCATTATCGAATCCAGGTGACTCATCAGATGCTTTGTCTCGGGATTGAACATGCCTACTACGCGGTACTTCTGAATGGCTATGATTTCCGCTGGTATCGCGAAGAACTGAATGAGAAATTCGCCCAAGCATTGGTGAAGAAGCTGACAGAATTCTGGGAATTGGTCCAATCGAAGACGGCCCCGGCGACAGACTGGCGGAACGGAACGAAGCAAGCCATCGTCGCCCATTATGGAGTCGCTGACGTCACCATCGAACTGCCAGAACGAATGGCAACAGTCGACTCAGAGCGAGAGCGACTCAAGTCGCAGAGAGCTGATATCGATCGAAAAATCAAAGCCTACGACAACGAAATCAGGGCAGCACTCGGTGAGGCGACAACCGGCGTGCTTCCAGACGGACAGACGGCGTTGACATGGGCACCGAGGAAAGACGGCGTTAGGATACTCGGACGCAAGACACTCCAAAGAGAGGCATGCTGATGCAAAAGCGTACCACTCGTTGCACGGCATGCGGAAGAATATTTGCCGTGGATGCACGTCGAAACAACGAGGGAATCCCCATCCGTGAGAGGCGAGAAGCCGTTCCGGGTACGTCCTATGCTGTCCTGTGGTGCCCTTGGTGCCATGAGGCGAGTGGCTGGAATGGGAAGCATCAGACGATTGCAGCACTGAAACGATACGCATCGATGCTCGTGAACGCAACTGTGAAGAATGCGGCTGTTCGGCCTGATGGCAGAGTCGAATGCGTGACCTGCGGATTGCTGCTAGACCGAGACGACAACCGCGTAAACGCCGGCCACTGCGCCCCACAACTCCAGTCCACCAGTTATTACTACGACCAAAGGTGTATCAGGGTCCAGTGCGCAGCGTGCAACTGTGCCCGCGGTGGAATGCAATATGAATTCTCACAAGTGATCATTGCCGAGGAAGGTGAGGAATTCTGGAATGAGGTGCTGGACGCAAAAAACCGCAAAGATGTTCCATCCGTGACAGTTGGAGAACTTAGGGAAGTGATCAATCAGTACGACAGGTGAATCCGTGCTTCCCCATCGCTGTAAACACGTTGCGACGCATCGCACTTATGTCGTTGGTCGCGAGTATGTCTGCTTTTTCAAGGAATGTAAAATGACGATGGTACAAGAGATTATTCGACGCCTGGAACATTACGGATATACATCACCAGGTGGGTTCAACCTCGCCGCAGACATCCTCGAATTGGCTGCGCATGAATCCGATAACCGGACGAATCGCGCAGACGATGCGATGCGAATACCTGACATGATCGGCGACACAGCGCGGATGCTGCGAGAAATGGCGCAGGCACATATCGATCGAATTTTAGGATAGGGCCAGTCCGGTTGCCGCTGGGCCCGTTTTGTTGTTGCCCGGTTGTTGCCCGGATGGGAGCTGAACGATGGAAACGATCGAAACCTACACGTTTGAATCTAGAATGGCAGACGAACGTAGCAGGCAAATTCGGAAGTGGGGCGAGCAAACGCACTCCGGACATGCATGGATAGCGATACTTGTCGAGGAAGTCGGCGAATTTGCGAAAGCTGTCAACGAGGAAAAACTATCTGGTGCTTTGGATGAACTAGTCCAGATAGCTGCGGTGGCCAAGGCCGCGTGGGAAATGGCAACAGAGAAGCGAGGAATTCTTGAGCCAATCTGGGGCGAATGCTTGCAGACGCCAGCTGATGCAGACTTGACAACGACGCCGGATTGAGCAAAAATCATGGCTTCGTCAACACAGACCAAAACGCCAGATGCGTTTAGATAGGGCCGCTGTCCGGGTTCGCCCGGCACGCGGCCCGCTTTGTTGTTGTTCGGAGGGAGGTGATAATCTTGAACCCCACCGCTATACCAGGTGGCTTGTGATCGCGGGGCAGTGCCCCGCTTTACAGACTGATCGACTGTGTGTATAATTCAGGTGCCAAAAGTCACATGGAAGACAAAGCAATGTCACAAGACCCTCAAACCCGCAGCGGCCAGATGGATGAACCATCGGGTCGCATTGCTTCGGCCCTGGCAGGCCGCCGCGGGTCTGGGGGTCTTTCTTTGTCTTCTCTAGACGAGGCCCCGCAAGTGATGATCGATGTCGCCGATCTGGTGGACTGCTTGCCGCTAGAGCATGCTACTGAAATGTCCATCTGGTTGCGAAATGCGGCCGAATATGTCGCTGGATTGTCACGAAGGTGAAGCACAGCCCGGCCCAGATCCCAGCCGGTTAAGGCCACGACTCAGCGAGCCAAAATGGGACGGCAGCCCCGCAGGTAACTTCGGGTGCGATAAAATCCAGGCCATAGCCACGCAAATACTCGGCCACCATCGAGGGCTTGCGGTAGCGTTGGCCGTTAGCTGGAAGGCTATTAAGGTTTCTACCATGACTTCCTAAAAGATCATGCCCGAGGCGATCTATGATTTCTGGCGGGACAGTTATAGCCTTCCAGTCAACGGCCACGTCGGATTCGTGGAAGGACCCTTTGTTGGGCGGTTGGATACCACGTTAAAAACACGGAGCGGGCTAGGGGATTTTGCGCAAAGATTTACCGAATCTGATTTCTGAGGACGTTATCCGTGTCACGCCATAGACGTCAAACAAAGAACCAACATCGCAACAGTGATAACGAATCGTATCGCAAAGCACTCGGTCATACACAACGTTCTGGTATTTCTCGCAACGAAAACTTCCACGTCGCCACAACGCATGTCGCAATTTTTCCGACTCTTGTGAGACGTAATCGGCAGACACAGGAAACCGTTTCGGAATCTGACAACGGTTTGATTTCTTTGAAAGAAAACCAGAAACCGAACCGCAACTTCGAGATTCGGGATCTGGCCAACAAAACGGTTGAATACTGTATTCAACGGCTGAAGACCATGGATATGGACGCCATGTCAGTACGCCGATTTTTCCAGTACTTGGCCGAGGTTTGTGACGACGTAACCAACGACAGGTGAGACAGTGACTACAGAATCCGCTAAATCTGAAACTCAGCAGGCTGAGCATGTTCTCGATGGTGCTGACATGAATCAGGATCTCCACCAGCTGATTGGCTACGTGTGGTCTTGTGGTGCGGAATCGCCGGACTTTCCAGTATCACAACTGTTGGAGCTTGCACGATGTTTTCTTTGCAAAATACCGACCATTAACCGAGGTTTGTGACGACGTAACCAACGACGGATGCCCCGATGGACGAATGTGAACTCTGCGGAGATACAGATTTTGATCATCATAAGTGTGTTCAATGTGGCAGGGTTATTTGTACTGAATGTTGTGAATGGTGTCATGATGAAGATGACGAACCGAGTGGTGAATGGTTTTGTACTGAATGTATTGAAGCAGCAATTGTTGACGACTTAACCAACGACAGGTGAGACGATGATTCAACCACTGACACTGGAAGAGGAGATTAACTTGCTTCCACCGCTGACACCGGAGGAACAAGCGGTATGTGACTCGATTGACTTCAATGCGATCATTGCCAAAATGCACGCAATGATGCCACCGGAAGAACGTCCGAAATGGCAAGTAATAGATGATCGTGGTGGCTCAATTAAACTGTTCTTCAAGGAAAGTGATGCGTACGACGATGCCACAGAACGCAACTACCGCGCAGGCAACTATGGAGTCTATGCTAGATACCATGTAATCCGATACGTAACATAATCGACGATAGGTGAGATGATGGAATCGTATACACATGGTACTTGGGAATCAGCCATACAATTTGTAATGGAACACATTGACGATTTTCGGAACGGCCGGACAGATGTATATGTTGCTGGACGAAAGAGACGGCTGAGACTTACTTCAAGTCAATTGGCTGAACTTATCTGCCTGGCGGAATGGAGACTGGAACAATGCCAAAAGTCAGTGACATGACCAGCGAAGAATTGGCGCGGCTGATTGATGAGCGATTTAAGATTGCCGTAGATGATTTGGTGAAGCACGGAGAATCTGTGGGCCGAGCGTTTTTATTGCAGCAAGTGAATCAGTTGCGAGAAGAGATTCGCACTACGAACGAGCGGCTGGACAAAGCGGCCAAGGTATTCGATCACCTGAAAAACGCAGTCAGCGAGCACGATCAGTGGTTGCATTCGATGAGACATCAGGCGGCGCCGGCCGAGATATCCAAAGATTTGGGCTCGGGATGAACACCGGCGCCGTTTTTTTCAAAGAGAGCGTGTCATGAAAGAACAGTCAGATCGACGAATCCAACGACATCCAATCGCGCCGAAGCGAGACAGGCAGGCAATTGCCACAAAGGCCATTCGACGCCGGGCGATCGAAGAAGGTTGGAACGTGCGGCCAGTCGACTTGGGCACCGAAGGTGTGATATTGGCTGCATGGGGGACGATCGAACGAGGACTCAAGAAATGACGAACGAGTGCAGTAACCCGATTGATGATCGTAGGGATGATTGGTGGACTTGGACGGGTGAATCGACTTGCGGATGTGAATGCAAATGGGTGCCACTGATAGGAATAGATTTTCCACCGATCGTGAGCCAGGTTCCACCGAAAGAAATCTGCGTGAAGCCGGGAGAGACAAGTCTGTGGCAGATTACAAAGACGAGACGTCGCAGAAGAAGCCGCTGATACCAATTCAAAATCTGGCAGCAATGATACTGTTATCATGTTGTATGTGGGGTTTTGTTGGTTTGATCATAGCATCGATATTATTGATGCTGTAGAAGACACCTTGTAGGTGTATCCGTGGTCAAGCGGTTTTAGGGAGGCTGCTTGGCCAGGGTAGACGAAGCCGTGGCGGCGGAGTGGTGTCCGCCGCCACATTTTTCGTTTTGAATATTGACACACCCGATCCGGTGATTATGATGGGTGGTAGCGGAGCCCAACCCGCAGATGAAACCTACGAAGTGACTAACGCCTTTCATTGCGACGGTGGGCTCCGTAGGTGCCCGTTGGGAACCGTCGCAGTGAGAGGCGTTGTTTTGTTAATCACACCCCAATGAATGTTCATTTTGACACTCGTGATATCGATAGCTATCGGCTGTTTTGCAAGATCAAACGGCTGCCAACTTATCAACTGACTGGCCATGTCGCGACGTTTCCAGACGAGTACGCAGCCAAACTGGGATTGCAAGGCATCACGAACGAAGAGATTGGTTATGAGCCACATCCTGACGTATTTGATTACCAACGGGATATAGTGCGAATATGTCTGAGGAAGCGAAAGTTCGCTATTTTTGCTGATTGCGGACTTGGCAAGACAATTATGTTTCTGGAATGGATTAAGGCTCTGGGAACGGTACTCAATGGCAAATCAGCACTGATTATATCTCCATTGATGGTGATTCCGCAGACGATTGCCGAGAGCCGAAAATGGTTCTACGAGGACTTGCCAATTCAACAAGTGCGAGCAGCGGAACTTGTACGGTGGCTCAAATCTCCGACGTCTCAGATTGGTATCACCAACTATGATGCATTGACACAAGATGGACTCACTAATCGCAATCTCGGAGCATTGGTACTAGATGAAAGTTCAATGCTTAAGAGTCATTATGGCAAATGGGCCAGCCAATGTCTCGCACTCGGCCAGGGATTGGAATGGAAATTAGCTTGTACCGGTACGCCAGCACCGAATGACAGAATCGAATATGCAAATCATGCGGTGTATTGTGATGCGTTTTCATCTATCAATGGTTTCTTGGCAACATTTTTTGTCAATCGTGGCCAGACACAGGAACGATGGGTGCTAAAAGATCATGCATTGGAATCATTCTATCGTGCATTGTCGCATTGGTGCATCTTCCTGACTCGACCGGAAATCTATGGCTGGAAGGACAACACTCAACCTTTGCCGCCGATCGTGATTCACGAGCACGACATAGCGTTAACAAAAGAACAGCAATCGATATTCACATCAGAAACGGGAGAACTGTTTGCAAACCGCATGGGTGGAATTCGCACTAGAGGTAAGCTCGGGCAGTTGGCAAAGGGCCATCACAATGGCAAGGAAGTATCGACGAACAAGCCAGCAGCTATTCGCCGATTGATACAGCAGTGGCCGGATGAATCGACGATTGTGTGGTGTATCTACAACCGAGAACAAGATCAGCTCGCGAAAGAAATACCAGAGGCGGCAAGCATCTCAGGAGCAACTCCCATTGGACAACGATTAGAATTAATCGAGGAATTTAAAGCTGGTATCCGTAGGATACTGATAACCAAGCCAAAGATACTTGGATTTGGTTTGAATCTGCAAATTGCCACGAGGCAAGTATTTGCTGGGCTACAAGACTGTTATGACGACATGACGGAAGTGTTGACTCGCAATGGCTGGAAAACATTTGGCGATTGCGACATGGATGATCAGCTGGCCACGTGCAATCCGACGACGCTCCAGTTTGAATGGCAATGGCCAACAGAAATCATTTGGTCCGAATATATGGGGCCAATGATTCAGTTTGGCGGCCAGCGAGGCTTCGACTTACTCGTAACACCCAATCATCGGATGTTTGTTTGCAGGTGTCCGATCAGGTATCGGTTGGCAAATAGAGCGTGGCATTTCCGGTATGCCAACGAACTATGCGAGAATTACAGACGACAGGAATATCGCATGTTGTCATGCTCGCAACTCTGGCGTGGCGATTCGCCAGAGGTAATTGTAAACACATGCGAATCCGGCCGATCGCGATGGGCTACTGTCAAAACGGTGCACGAAATGGCAACAGAGGACGCGGTACGACTGGCGGGATGGTATGTGACTGAAGGGCATTGCAGATTGCCAACGACAGCTGAATTTGGTCGCATTGTAATATGTCAGAGTGATGGTAATCCATCAAATCGGGCGGAGATCATCGACCTGCTGTCTAGGTTGTTCGGTTCCGTAAACACAAACACTAAGGATTTGACGAGCTATTGCCGGCACGTGGCACACTGGCTGCTGTCTGAGTTCGGGCATGGATCACATAACAAGCGTCTCCCCCGCTGGATTAAGGATCTTGATGCTCGTTATCTTTGTATATTGCGAGATGTCATGATGAAAGGCGACGGTGGGGCTACTGGCCGATATTATCGAACAGCGAGCCGACAATTGGCCGACGACTTCCAGGAAGTGGCAATCAAAACTGGCATTCGGGCATCCGTTAAACCCCGCATTTGCAAGGGCTCGACTTTATACGATGTCGTTCTGGAATACGAGCATACGCAACCATCAATATCGAGTACTCCGTCTGTCGTCAGCTACGAAGGCATGATAGGGTGTGCTCGGGTGATGAATGGGACACTGATTGTGCGTCGCAACGGTATCCCAGTCGTGAGCGGCAACAGCTACGAATCATTCTATCAGGCGGTGAAACGTAGCAACCGCTATGGTGCTGTTAAATCACTGAATGTCCATATCCCTATGACAGATTTAGAGCGACCTATGGTTGAAAATGTGCTTAGGAAAGCAAAACGGATTGATGAGGATACTCGGGCACAGGAGAGATACTTCCGACGAGCATCAAAGGAACTTGCGTCGTGGTAGATCTCCCACACGATATCATTCGCGTATTTCCCAGAAAAGCTGGATGGGTCCCGGATGATGGCATGGCATATGTTGGTGCACCTCTATTATTCCGAGAACCAGCAAGAGAAGTACATGTCTCTTGTACCTTTTCTTGGGACATGAACGAATGCGAACGATTAGCAAGAGAATGGCGGCAATTCTATAGTAATGTGAAAATTGGTGGGCCAGCATATGACACAAGACCAGATGATTTTGTTCCCGGGATGTATTTGAAACATGGATATACTATAACATCGAGAGGCTACCATCATCGTTGTGCATTTTGCAAGGTGCATGAGAGAGAAGGACCATTACGCGAATTGCCAATCAAAGATGGATGGATTGTGGAGGATTCAAATCTGCTTGCATGTTCGCGGAGGCATATCGAAGCTGTTTTGGAAATGTTATCGAAGCAGCCGGAACCAGCGAGGTTTACCGGTGGATTTGAGAATCAGCTCGTCACACCATGGTTGTGCAAAGCATTGAAAGAACAGATACGGACAAGAGTTGTGTACTTGGCATATGATCGGCAAGCCCAAGCGAAATCATTGTCTAGGGCAGCTGCAATGCTATTGGAGCATGGGATACCTCGCGGTGCAATTCGCTGTTATTGTTTAGTTGGCTTCGGGGACGATACGGTTGAAGAAGCTGAAAAGCGAATGCGATGGGCATTTACACAAGGGGTTACACCATTTGCTATGTACTATCGTCCAGTGGAGACCCGACAATGGCGAGTGCCTCCTGGAGACTGGAAAGACCTCGTTCAGAATTGGATATGGGACAAAGTGATCTTTGCACGAATGGCAAAATTAGGTATAGAGACAAAAAAATGATTGAGCCGTTAGCAGATGGATCCAGATGGCATTTATACCGTGGAGATTGCATTGAACACATGGCAGAGCTGCCACAAGCGTGCTTTGATTTTGCTGTGTTTTCACCACCATTTCCGAGCCTCTTTGCTTACACGGATCTTGCTGAAGATATCGGCAACACGGATGATGTAGAAGGCGAAGGAAGACTGCATTTGTCCTGGTTTTATCGGCAGCTGGTGCGAGTGATGAAGCCAGGTCGTGTAGTGATGGTTCACGTGATGCAGATACCGTGTCTGGAACGTAGCGGTAAAGAAGGGTTGATTGATTTCCGGGGACTGAATATTCGTATCGGACAGCGAAGCGGATTGATTTATGACTACGATTGGTTGATCGGAAAAAACCCACAGGCTCAAGCGATACGTACTCGATCTCATTCGCTGATGTTTGTAACGATGGAACGTGATCGAGCCAAGATTCGCGGTACTCTTGGGGATTACTTAATCAAATATCGCATTCCTGGAGAAAACGCGGTTCCTATTGATTCTGAAGGACAGGTAACGCGGAACGATTGGATTTCTTGGGCGGAGGCATGTTGGCCGTGGACGGACATACGCGAGACAGACACATTGAATGTTGCCGCAGGTCGCGATCAGAAAGACACGAAGCATATTTGCCCATTGCAATTGCCGGTCATACGCAGATTAGTGAAGATGTACAGCAATCCAGACGAAATCGTTTTTTCGCCATTTGCTGGAATCGGAAGTGAGGGAGTTGAAGCATTGAAGGCAGGCCGGAGATTCTACGGATGCGAGATCAAAGACAGTTACGTCAAGGCAGCACGAGCGAATCTAACGAAGACTGTGGCGAAGGAAGAGGATCAAATGGTTCTGTTCCGATGAGCAATTATGTCGATGGTCAAAAGAGCAGTGATGAATCATCGGCTATTGATTCGCATTCTGTCATGAGGTCATTATACCAAGTCTTCACTTTCGATGAATTGCGACAGATGCGGAGGGACGTGCAATATTGTCGCTGTTCTTGGGTTCTCGTGGCTGAATTCAAATGAGGTATACGATGTTGTGGCAGCTGCACTGGCAAGACGTCGATACTGGAAAGCTAGAATTTCGAGAACAGCGAGATTTTCCAGACGGCGAGACGCATTTTGATTTTGCCTTATGGTGGAAAGGAGTGAACGAACGTCATCCATTGCCAGCAAACAAGAGGTGGTTTGTTTGTAACGAATTAGCTCCAGAATTTATAAAGGAGTGTGAAAGATGAGCGATGATTTACCAAAAGCACACGCACGGTTCAGGGCATTTCACGAGAGGTTCCCGCTGCCGGAGGATAAATTCACGGCACTCAAGGAAGACATCGTGCGAACGAAACAGGTGCGCGATCCGTTGGTGACGTGGAAAGGCTGTCTCGTCGACGGGTACACCAGGGCCGAGATCATCGAGTCGGAGGGCATCAATATCTGGTCGAGCGAAGCGTTGGATCCGGACTGGTCGGAGGATCGGGTCTACGAATGGGTGATCGTGAATCAGTGTGCTCGACGGAACCTCACGGAGCAGCAGATGGAGCTGGTTTGGGGGGAGCGATACAACCTCGAGAAGGCGAAAGATCACACCGAAAACTTGCCAGTCACTACGGGGGATGTCGAACCAAGCGGTAAAAATTACCGCTTGGGAGAAACTCCGGGGAAAACGCAAAAAACGACAAACGGAACCGGAAAGAAGAGGGGGAGACCGAAAACGTCGGAACGGATCGCGAAAGAGGCAGGCAAATCCGAAAAAACGGTGCGGACATGGGGGAAGCATCAGCAGATATTCGAGAGTCTCCCATCGCTCGTTCAGCGGGCGGTCACGAAGAGTCCGAAAAAACTCACCGATAGCCAGTGGAAGGCCCTGGATAGATGCGAGGGCATCGAAGGTGTGGAGCGGGCATTGCGGGTAGGCCAAGCGGACAATTTGGCGACTGCATACAAGGTTGCCACGGGAAAAGAATTTGCGGGCATGAAATCGAAACCGAAACAGAAAGGGGAATCGGAACAAACGCAGGATGATGGGCCCCTCACGGAGATTCAGATTGTCAAGCAGATCGACGGGATCCGCAAATCTATCGTAAAGCATCGAGCAGCCATGGGATTGTGGACGGAGGCCGGATTGAAGCTGCCAGAAGTCAAACAAATCAGGCTAATCATGGCGGCCCTGGATATCCACGTGTATCAACCATTAGGACAACTGGAAGAGGCATTGAAGAAATGATTGAATTCCGGGACTACAAACAGAAGGCAGCAGCAATATCACTCAGCGAAATTCGTAATCTAGAGATTCAGTGTCCGGGAGGACAGTGGTGCATGTGTTGTGGTTCTGGTTGTACTTGCGGCTGTCGCGATGAATGTCCCGTGTTTTTGGCGGCTGGACGTCGTTTCATCTTCGAACAGTCAGCCAACCAATTGCAGAAAGATAATTGATGTCGATTGAACTCCGAGACTACCAGCAGCGAGCGATACAAGCCACGCATGAGGCACTGAGACGTGTCAATCGCGTGGTGCTTGTAGCTCCCACGGGCAGTGGCAAGAATTTTTTGTGTAGGTGGTGGTGCGATGCAATTCCAAAGCGAAATCGAAGACTGGCTATCATTACCCACAGACGAGTTCTCGTATTCCAAATGTCACGACACTGTCAAAATTCTGGCATTGATCATGGCATTCGCATGGGTGACGATACGACCAATATCGAGGCCCCAGTCCAAATCTGTTCAATCGATACACTCCATTCGCGAGGCAAAGAATTCTATCCATCAGCAGACTGGGTGATCATTGACGAAATCCACTGTAACGAACAACGGTACGCCAAACTGCTAGAGCATTATCCGAGGGCCAAAATTGTCGGCTTGACGGCTACACCGGCCAACGAACGTGGAGAGCGTCTGAGCATACCGGAAGAGATAGTTGAACCAGTCTGCAACAGCGATTTGATACCGAAATGGTTGTTGCCAACTCGGGTTTATCAGATTTGTGACGTTGAAACGAAAGGAATAGGTACGTCAAATGGTGAGTGGAACCAAGAAGAACTCGGCAAGCGACTCGAAAAAGGATTCTCTGCAATCGATCTATGGAAACACTGGAAGCCATTTTCCGATCGACAAACTATTGTCTGGGTTCCAAGAGTTGCGTTTGCCAGAGGACTTGCCGATCAGTTCGTCGAACGAGGATATTCTGCGGAGGTATTGGTTGCTTCCACAGACAACTCGGAACGCGATTCGATGTTTTCACGGTTTCAATCTGGAACACTTAGAGTGATTATTGGCGTTCAGATCCCGACAATCGGCCTGGACCTACCGATAGCCAGCTGCGGCATCGATTTACAGCCGAGTAGACAGTTGCGCAATTGGTGGCAAAAGCTAGGCAGAACGCGACGGCAGCACGGCGACCAGCAGGACGCAGTGCTTCTGGATTGCGGTGGCAACTACTGGAGGCATCAGATTCATCCCGACGAGGATCCACCCTGGCCAACTGACGGTAAGACGACGGCCGAATTGCTGAAAGAACGTCGAGAGCGCACAGAGACGGCCGGTAAAGAGCCCTGGGAGTGTCCCATCTGCAAATACTCACTCGCTCCGTGGGAACGCCTGCACGACAATAAGTGCCCAAATTGCGGCCACGAGCTGGCTCGGGCGAAGCGGCGGATCATCATGGGCGATGGAACCATGAGAGAAGTCACGGCGAAATCTCAGCGAGTCAAGAAACAATCTGAACACGTCAAAGTGTGGTTGTCGTGTCTGTACATCGCCGCCAATACTCACAAAACAGTTGGATTCGCATCTTGGCTATTCAAAAAACGCACGAACAAGTGGCCGCAGAGTACGGACGTAGCGTCAGCGATGAAGGGCTCTATGGCACTTCCACCGCCGAATAGTGCAGACTGGAAATTGCCGGTGGCCATGCTATATCCACAGCTACGAAGGAAACCACGATGAATCAAGACGACACCGATGCAAATGTCGTGCAGTGTTGGCGATGTTTAACACGGATCTTAGTCCGAGAAGGCGTGATTATCGAACATGAATACGTTGAAGGCGAGTTTCGTCCAGTGCATGAGATGTGTGCTGAACAACGGGTCATGAATGGCCACATGCCAGATGTAACTGATTGATTGTTTTTCCTAAGGATTGTGGCTAACTTCTCCCATTGTGGTCGGATTCTTGGATGAAGATCGACAGAGAAGTTCATCGGTCGTACATTTCAGGCAGTCTGCCAAGAGCACGAGTTGAAGAGTCGTCGGAAGTCGTTTGTCTCGTTCAAAGTCCGACAAAGTACCCTGGCTAATTCCCGTCTGTCTTGCGATCTCCAGTTGTGTCAGTCCCCGGAGCACACGCAGATTTTTGAGAATTTCACCAGTGGTTTGCTCTTCCATGGCTTGACGCCTATCGAACGATGTGATAACGTGCATTGCTATACTAGACATGCAGTTTAGCAAATTCATGGTCGGATTCAAAGTACAAATCGTAGCCGTCGTTCTGGTACTGGCCTCGTGGACATCTACCAGTGCCGAGCGGTGCATCGTTTTCGCCCAAGGTGCAGGCGGATGGTTCCGTGGAATGGGTGTGCTGGTAGCCAAGGAAGGCACTCGTGGCCTCGTGATGTCGGCGAAGCACGTTGTCCGAAATGCACGCGGTTCTGTGATTTGCCGATTTGTTGGCGGTGATGTGCGAGTGAGTCAAGTGTTGCGTGTCCCGAATGCAGATATTTGCGGCATGTTGATTGACAATGTACCCGCAAGGGCAGAGCCGACATCGTTTGCCGAAGAAGCGCCAAGTGGCAGCGTTGGCACATTTCGAGGTCAGGCTCCGATCACTGTGCAAAATGTGTCGAGCCTGAACGGTTTGCCTCAAATCGGATGGCTTGCATCTAGTCCACAAGGGGATTCAGGTGGACCGGTATACAACAGCAATCACGAAGTCGTCGGCATTCTTTGGGGATCCGATGGAAGAACATCGATGTCGGAGAGCTATGCGACGGCGCGATGGGCATATGTGCAATTTTGTCAGGCATGGAATTTTCCATGTCCGAGTTGCCAACCGTTACCTTCTGGGAGGATGGTTGTAGTCCGGCCGACGCAACCGGCTGCTCCTGCTGGTAGTTCAACTCAAGTCGGTCCCTCACAGGCGACGCTGTCGCAGGAGCAGCTTCTAAACACTCTGTTGGAAAGGATGGCCAAGGATGAAAGGTTCCGGGGAGTTGCCGGACCCAGTGGGCCTCCTGGCCCGATCGGTCCTGCTGGTGGCGATGGCAGAGATGGATCTGTGGGTGCTCAGGGACCTCGCGGACCTGTTGGAGAACCTGGCCCGCCAGGACAAGATATCGACGCGAGCGGTGCTATGGCAGCGATTGCAGCAATCGGCAATCGAATTGATGATCTGACGTTTACCGTCGAGGTTGTTCAACCCGACGGAACTGTTGACACCGGTGTTGTTGTGCACGTCGACGGAGGCGTGCTCCGTATTAACCTTTCTGGAAAGGAGTAATTCCAATGGCTATTCCGGCCCCGACATCAGACGCTGATGCCATGTGGACCATGAACCTCAAGGCAATCGCCGATAGCGGAGCATCACTTATTATGGGTGCTGCTCAAGACGTGAAGCTGAGTCAGGCTAGGCTTGCGATCCTTGGCGAGAACCTGCTGGCCCGCGCTGGCACGACTTTGGTTCAGCCCGATCCTATCGAGGCGGCTGCGACCAAGCAGATTTTGACGGGTAACGCGATGGGCGACAATGCACTTGTGACGGCTCTCGCAGCGATTCTATCGAAGGTCAGCTACGGGTTCCCAAATCCGATTCCGGCCGGCGGTACGAGCTAATCGCGTGCCGTAGAGGCACGTCTACGGCTGCGATAAACCTTCACCGGTGGCGTGCCACGCCGCTGGAGGTTTTTAATGACTGCCAAATTCAATATCGAAGTTCCGGTGACGCTGATCTTTCAGCCTGGTCTCGTTCTGTTGAAAGCTGGATCTCAGACTTTCAATCTCGCAGCGATTGACACCATTGATGAATTTCGTGTATTGCTGTACGGACTCGCATCTGGGGCCATACAATCAATAGCTGGCGATTCTGCGACCAGAGTTGTTGCTCCATCCGACGCCAAGCAAACTGCGGAGGCTGCCGATATAATGGCGGATGCCTTTCGCCGACAGGCCCAGCGGTCACATCAAAATCTCAAGGAAGCTCAAGAGACTTATGAGGCTGCCGTTGCTGGACTCACCAAGTGAACCAACAGTAACCGCTACTGAAAAGGTTGCCGAACTACTGAAGTTTCGCCAGGACAAAAGCGAAGCTCTGAAGGAAATTCTCCGCGAATTGACAGAATACGAAGGTCGGCAAGATGCGAGGATGAAAGATTTTCTCGATTATTCGCAGCAATGGATTGCAAAGCAGAAGGAATTGGCAAATGGATGACTTTGGTAGAGAAGAAATTATTGGCATACTTGAAAGAATTGTGTCGATACAAGTAAGCATGAAAAATCTTCTGGACTCAGATTACACACAACCGATAAATGAACAACTCGCATGTGTAACGAATGACATCGATCTCGTTTTGGCTGATTTACGAGATGCCAGACGTATAGTTCATAAAAAGGAGTTGGCAAGTGAATGATTTCGACATCGCAGTCGATGATGATATTGCTGAACTTGTTGAATCAGGTAAACTGGACCCGTGGAAAGCCGGTCAGTGTCAGCTCCGACGCGATGTCGCAGAACTCAAAACACAATTGCGAGATGACATCGCAGTCCTTCAAAAAAAAATGGAAGATCGAATCACAAAGGACAGTTGGCTCAAAATCCGAAGAAGAAATCCTACTGGCTGATCGCGGTCTTGATCTTGGCATTCATCGCCGAGGCCATCATCGGATACTTAATACTGGATCAAGGATTTCTACCGACAATGAATCAACAACAGCCAATTCACATCAAACTGGAGACGCGATGAATCCAAACGAAAATCATCAATTGATCATAGGCGGGATCACTTTGATTTCAGACGGACGTTTGGCCACTGTGACGAGTCCAGTGTGTGTTTATGAGAATCTGACGCCGGAAAACGTGCAGGAATTTTGGAATCTGGCCCGATCGAGAGGAGACATCGTAAACGCGATGGATGAATTCCGCGACAAGATGTCTTCGATCTTGATTGATATAGGCAACGTTCGACAAGCAAAGGCTAAAGGAAATCCAGATGTCAGCATCGATCAATCCACGAAGTAATTTGCTCCGAACAGCACTTCCAAACGAACACGTGGCGAATTTTCTTCAAGGTCGCAAAGACATGCCAACGCTGCTTGGCACCATCGAATACATGGATGCTGAGATGGCACGTCTAGAAAGCGAGCTGCGAGCAGTGGAACATCAGAGACCGGGATGCCCGAAGAAATCTGATAATAACGACTGAAAGGAACAGAATCCAATGAAACTGGCTGTTATCGCATCGTTTGTGGCAATACTCTTCCTTGTCAGCGCATGTAGTGCTGACGTCATTTATCGTCCCGGATTGCTTCCGGGCGTTTGGTGGGGAATTCAGCCGGCGGGGCCACCGATCACAGTGCAACCGATGCAACGAGTTCGCATTCGTGTTTTTCGGCCATGGTTCTTGGCTGTGCCGCCGGTCATTCAGTACCCACGAGGACCATATTCACCGGTTCAGGTAATGCCAGGATCATCGGCGCCAACGTGGGGCGAATATCAGGGTCGATGGGGATGGGGAGTCATTCCACAGCAGAATTCAACCGTAACCAAAGAGGAGCAATGATGGCAGGACGAGGAAAGAAAGTGTGCCCAGAATGCAGTTCAGAATGCGGCACGAGAAGCAAAGAGTGTCCGAGTTGCAGTCATGTGTTCGCGGCCAGACGCGAATCGAAGAGGCCGCGAGTGCCAACTGATGCCGAACTAAAGGCACAAGATGTTTCCAGCAACGGAGCCATGATCCAGGCATCGAATGCCTTGGCGGCAATTGAGGCCGCTCGAAAATTGGTAGACTGTTGCAGCGGAGACGCGGCAGCCGCGAACGAGTTGATTCTATCTATGATCGGCCAAGATTAAAGAGTCGATGGTCGCGAGGCACGATGGACTGCCCCGTCTCGGCTTGGAGCGATGTCGGGACGGGGTTGCCTCGCTTTTTGAAAGCAACTCATGCCTGTTTTCTGTCTTTGCACCGGCCGCTGCGGATCGCAATCTATAGTTGATCTGCTGAAGCGAAACGGCGTCGAAGGCTGTCATCACGAGAAATATCCGGCACTCTTTCGTGAAGCAATCGGTTATTATTACGGGCTCTACAGTCGGGATCGAATCGTAGCGAAGTTGCGAGAGACGCGGCAGGGCGTGTTCTTCGAGGCCAACAACAAACTCTTTCCGTTGGCCAAGCCTCTTTTTCAGGCGTTTCCCGACGCCAAGTTCATGGTTCTGCATCGCGACGGCAGAGAAGTAGTGCGGTCGGCTCTTCAGAGCAATTGGTATCATCCCAAAGATCCCTATGGCATGTTGAGGCTCGGTGCGAGGATGAGAATCTCGCAGTTCAAGAAGGTGTGTCGATATTGGTCTGAAGTTTACCGGCGCATCTACGATGATCTGGCATCGCTGGATTGTGAATTCATTGAAGTACGATTCGATGAATTGATCAAAGGCAAATTGGCGGATCAGCTCGGCAAGTTCATCGGCAGGAGGCTAAGACTTCGCGTGCCGCGGAGACTGCACCGCACGAAGCGATGGACGGTGAAACCATACGCGCAGTGGAAGCCCGAGCGGCAGCGAGAATTTCGGAGCATCTGCGGCCCGATGATGGAACGGCTGGGATATTCTTTCGATTGACGGTATTGACAGAATATCGCAGTCGTTTATAATCTGGTTTATACGGTGTGGCAGCCGAAGAGTCCGGAGAGCCAAAACCCTTCGGTGTTCGCAACGAGCGCTTCTCCGGTGCTCACTGCCACGCGGTCACCGAAGGGTTTTTGTTTTGATGGAGACGGGGCGCGGCGTGGCGCGGCGAGGCATGGCAGGGCGGGGCGGGGCCAGGCAAGGCGAGGCAGGCGTGGCATGGCAGGCGAGGCAGGCAGGGCTTGGCATGGCAGGCGAGGCGAGGCGCGGCGAGGCGAGGCAGGCAGGGCACGGCAGGGCATGGCAGGGCCAGGCAGGGCGAGGCAGGCATGGTTTTCGTCCGATGTGAGTGCATCGGACACTTTTTTCCTTTACTGCTGGCACAGGCCAGCAAGGAGTTATTGTCATGGCAAAGGCCAAGAAACCAGAAGGTACGATCGAACTTCAGCGGCTCGAAGAGGCCATTCTTGAGGTGCCCATCATCGGCAAGACACCGTTGATCCCGCACAAATGGTCGGAGAAGGCCAAAGGCATGATGCCAGGGCATCCTGATCGAGACAAAGTGAAAGCCGATAAGGGTACTCGCGATCCAGCAAAGGAAGCCGAGTCCTGCCAGTACAAACTCGGCGAACAGTACGCAGTTCCCGCTACTGCGTTCAAAGCGGCTATGATTGGTGCTTGTCGATTCTTCGAGAAGCCTACGATGGTCGAAGCCAAATCGCTGGTGTACGTCGAAGGTTCTGGCGCTGATCAGCTTGTCGAATTCGACTACAAGGACAAAGAGTTGCACGAGGATACTCCTCGCAACTCAAATGGCAGCGCCGATCTGCGGTATCGATACTATTTCACGAACTGGTCAGCTGTTCTGCGAATCTTGTACGTGCCGAAGATCATCTCCCGAGAGTCCATCATTGCTCTTGTTGATGCTGCGGGCCGCGGAGGCATCGGCGATTGGCGGCCGAGTGCCCCAAAGTCGATGACGGGAACGTACGGCACGTGGCGAGTCGATGATCGCGGCACGATCAGAGACATCGATCCGAAAGATGTTGACAAGACATCGCCTAAACCAAAGCGGAAAGCATCAAAAGCAATCTGATGTTTTGCGGTTGAAGACATGGCAAGGTAAGGCTAGGCCGGGCATGGCGCGGCAAGGCAAGGCCAGGCGTGGCAGGTTGGGTTCGGCTTGGCAAGGCTGGGCAGGCCAGGCTTGGCATGGCATGACTGGGTCTGGCAGGGCTCGGCGGGGCTTGGCGAGGCAGGCGAGGCGCGGCCAGGCTTGGCACGGCTTGGCTGGGCCAGGTGAGGCAAGGCAAGGCGTGGCAGGCTAGTCGCGGCCAGGCATGGCTGGATTAGGTAGGGCTTAGCGAGGCGAGGCACGGCAGGCGTGGCGTGGCGTGGCTAGGCAAGGCATGGCGTGGCAGGCGAGCCAAGGCTAGGCAAGGCGGGGCAAGGCTGGGCGCGGCAGGGCGAGGCTTGGCTTGGCTCGGCAAGGCGCGGCAGGCGCGGCAGGGCTCGGCGCGGCAAGGCAGGCAAGGTGTGGCGCGGCATGCGCGGCAAGGCAGGCGAGGCGTGACGAGGCGAGGCCAGGCCCGGCGAGGCGAGGCCAGGCCCGGCGAGGCGAGGCGAGGCGCGGCGAGGCGAGGCAGGCAGGGCACGGCAGGGCATGGCAGGGCGGGGCAAGGCCGGGCTTGGTTTGGCATGGCAAGGCTGGCGAGGCAGGCAAGGCGAGGCAGTCGTGGCTTGGCGGGGCATGGCATGGCCTGGCAGGGCAAGGCGCGGTGGGGCTGGGCAAGGCGTGGCAGGCATGGCCCGGCATGGCGCGGCGAGGCGGGACAGGGCGGGGCACGGCTGGGCATGGCAAGGCTGGCGAGGCAGGCAAGGCGAGGCAGTCGGGGCTCGGCATGGCGGGGCTGGGCTAGGCCAGGCGTGGCAGGTTGGGTTCGGCTTGGCAAGGCTGGGCTTGGCCCGGTAAGGCAAGGCGCGGCAGACATGATGCTGGCGGTAAGTGCCGCCAGCAATATTTTCTTTCTCTAACGTTCGCATAGGCGGACAAGGAGTTGTGTTATGGCTAAGGCCAAATCTAGTGTAATCACGATGTCACTGTCTGAACTTGTGGAGGACATGGAATTGTACCCGCGGCATGCTGTTGACAATGCACATGTCGCTTCTCTCGTGTTGGCGATGGAATCCGGCAGTCAATTGCCGCCGATCGTCGCTGACAAGAAATCCAAACGGATCACTGATGGATGGCATCGGGCCAGGGCCTATGCGCGAATACATGGCCCAACGGCGACTGTAGAGGTCGAACTAATCGACTATGCATCAGAAGCAGATATGATTTTTGATGCAGTGCGACGTAATTCTGCTCACGGTCGCAAGCTCGATTCAATGGATCAAACGCGGTCCATCCACATGATGGAAAAACGAGGCTTGCAATCGATTCAAATCGCGGCTGCCTTGAATGTGCCAGAGAAACGGATCGAGAAGCTGCGGATCAAAGTCGCGAGCAGCCGATCATCCGGGATTGCTACGGTTCCAGGCACGAAGTCGATCACGTTGAAGCGATCGTGTTCTCACATGGCCGGCAAATCATTGACAGCCGATCAAGTAAAAGTGCACGATTCGGCGCCTGGAACCAGCTATCTATTGGTTTCACGACAATTGCGAGAGGCACTGCGAGTTGAACTAGTGAATCTCGACGATGAGCGACTGGTGGAAGAACTTTGTGCTCTGCGTGACGCACTGAATGAGTACTTGGAGCAGCTTTGTGCTGCTTGAGGTTTAGGTCTGGGCAAGGCGTGGCAAGGCCAGGATGGGCTCGGCGGGGCGTGGCAGGCAGGGCACGGCAAGGCAGGGCGAGGCCGGGCCAGGCGCGGCATGGCCTGGCATGGCGCGGCGCGGCGAGGCAGGCGAGGCAAGGCGCGGCTTGGTGTGGCAGGCGAGGCAAGACATCGCGGATATGAAACATGAAAGGTGTGGCGAATGAAATGAAAACCTACACGAAAACAAAGCTACTGGCATATTACAAAGAGCTCGGAAAAACGCCGCCTAAGTGGGTGTTGGAGGCGCCGGAGAATGCGTTATTCAATCAAGGCTTGACACCATACGGTCACGTTCCGCTGTATATCAAGGGGATGCCTGCACCGAAAGCACAACCTGATGTTGTATCAATCGACTTTCCGGACGCTTAGAGAAGGCTGGCATTGTAGGCGTGGCACGGCCGGGCATGGCTCGGCAGGGCGCGGCCAGGCGCGGCCAGGCGTGGCAGGCGTGGCAGGCGTGGCTTGGCGCGGCAAGGATAGGCAAGGCAAGGCTAGGTTTGGCGAGGCGCGGCGAGGCCGAGCTCGGCGCGGCTGGCTTGGCATGGCTTGGCGAGGGCCGGTTTGGCCAGGCGCGGCATGGCTTGGCATGGCGCGGCGCGGCGAGGCAGGCGAGGTGCGGACAAACAACTCTCCCAAAACCCAACCCACTTGTTACACTATGGATAGCAAAGGAGGTGCCAGTGACATTGCAGGTAGAGACAGTGCCGATTGACAGCGTGAGTCCTGATCCGGCGAACACGATGAACCATCCACCGCGGAACATCTCTGCCATTGAGGGATCGCTGAAGCGGTTCGGACTTCGTAAGCCGATCGTCGTCGATAGCAACGGGGTCATCAGGGCCGGCAATGGGACATGGCAGGCAGCCAAGAATCTCGGCTGGCAAACAATTGATGTTGCACGGACTAATCTCGCTGGTTCCGAGGCAACGGCCTATTCCATCGCTGACAATCGCACGGCTGAACTGGCGGAATGGAACGAGGAGTTACTGGCTAGACTCTTGCCGGAGATGGATTACGAGTTGCAACTCGCTACCGGATTTGATGAGGACGATCTGAAAGAGTTGTTCGCTGAACAATTGAACAACACGGACAGCGAGATAGATCGTGAACCACTTATCGATAAGGCCGGAGAACTTCAGAGGAAATGGAAGGTTGAGTTGGGCCAATTCTGGCAAATTGATCGGCACCTTGTATATTGCGGGGATGCTCTTGACTGGTCTTACGAAGCAGATGGAGTTTGCACCGATCCACCGTATGACATGAGTTGCGAAACGATTCGAACGGTCGTCCGTCAATATGCAAAAGTAGCAGCTGTTATCTGTACGGGACGCCAGGCATTCAATTTAGCGAGGGATGGATGGGAATATGCAATGGACTTATGTTGGAGTCATAAATCTCCACGATCAATCAACACGAAGCGTACGCCATTGTTCTACCACGCGAATGTTGTCGTGATGAATCTGGGCGGAAACAAGACCGACTGGACGCGACCGAGGCCAAATTACGGCAGTCTATTACATCACGAATACGAGGACTGGGGAGGCCACGGCCAAGGCAAGTCGCCGAACTTATTCGCAGAAATTATGGAAGGATTTCCCTGGGAAACGATGGCTGATCCTTTCGCCGGAACGCTTGCGACACTTATTGCGGCTCACAAACAAGGCAGAACATTCATTGGATGCGAAAAAGAGCCAAAAATGCTGGCGGTAGGGCTTGAACGTTGCAGCCTATTGTGTCCTAAGGTGTTGACAGACAAGCAGTTGAGTCGGTATAATGCGGGAAAGCTTGCTGGTGGTCAGCAAGCGATCCCGAAACATGCTCGAACTGTGAAGGAGTCCGAGAATGTCTGAAGCTATTTTAGCGGAATCGTTGCCGAAAGGAATTAAGTCAACCAAGATAGCGTGGACGGACACCACGCTCAATTTTTGGATCGGCTGCCAGAAGATCAGTCCTGGCTGTAAGAACTGCTACGCCGAGCGGATTGTCAGAGATCGGATGGGTCGCGAGCACTGGGCCACATCGCCACGATGGCGGACGAAAGCGGCATGGGATGATGCCTATCGCTACAACCGAATCGCCAAGAATGCTGGGCGTCGAATCATGGTATTCGCCAACGACATGTCTGATTGGGCTGAAGATCATCCCGATGTCAATCGTTGGCGATGGGACATGTGGCGGGTGATCAAGGAATGCCGCTGGCTTGACTGGCAGCTACTGACAAAAAGAGCCGATCGCATCGCAAGATGCTTGCCAGCGGACTGGAATGATGGATACCCGAACGTCTGGCTTGGTGTTTCGATCGAATCGGATGATTATTGCTGGCGAGCTGATAGGCTCCGGGAAGTAAATTCTGGAATCAGATTCATCAGTTATGAACCGGCATTAGGTCCGCTCGATAGCCTCGATCTAGCTGGTATTGACTGGCTGATCATCGGCGGAGAATCAGGACCGCATTATCGGCCGTTCGATCACAATTGGGCTCGGGAGCTACGAGTACGATGCGCCCTGTCGAACACAGCATTTTTCTTCAAGCAATCAGCTGCCATCAGGACAGAGATGGGGATAGAACTTGATGGGGCAATCGTCAGGGAATACCCAAAAGTGATGTCAGATCTAGTAGGTGTGGGATAGTAATGGCTGCCACCATAGAGAACAGGACGAACGGCGCCGACATCGCGAAGATGTCTGCGATGCAGCAGAAATTCTGCCTGGAGATGTTGGCGGACGAGAAATACAACGCCACGGAGGCTGCCAGAAAGGCAGGATATTCTCAGCCGAATACGGCCGCTTTCAAACTCTTAGCCAATCCCGCTATCAAGCGGTATCTAGGCAAGGCCAAGCGACTCAGGGAAGAGCGGACACAGCTTACAAGCGACGACATTTGGCGGCAGTTGCATCGTGCGATATTCTTCGATCCGGCAGAAGTTTTCGAGAGTGCCGGCAGGGGATGGTGGATACTGAAGGCACTGAATGACATCCCGGTCGAAATTCGCCAGCTCATTGAAGAGATTCACATCACTACGCGGCAAGTGACGGTTCCGATTCGGGATGCGACCAGCGGGCACGTCACGGGGACGAAAGTCATCGACATGCCGTTGCCACGGCTGAAGTTCATCAGCAAGAGCGGTGCACTTGCAACAGCGGCCAAGCACAGCATACCTCAGCAGGTCGAGGTGAGCATCGACTACGAAAAGCTGTACCGATCCAACCGCGACGAACCCAACGAGATCGAAGGGGAGATTCTCAAGATTGAAAGGGGTGAATGAAGCATGAGGATTAGTACATCCGAGGACATGGCGGCATTCATCCAGGAAACGCTGTATCCAGATGCTGATAGGATGTTGGCGATAGTGAAGGAACATGGCTGGTGGAAAAGGGATCGGCTGGCCCACATGAGTGCACGATGGATGCTGATTCATCTAATCCGAATGGAGACTTCCGACCAAGAATGTCATGCCCGCATTGTTCAGAAGTGTCGCAAGCGGTGATGTGTCTCAAATATGGTGGCGATATCTACAAATGTGCGGCATGCGGTTCTACTTGGTCCAAGAGGTATCGTCATCGGGACATGGGTGTAGGAACTAAGAAAAAGGTGTGTGCCCGATGTGGCGAAGTGCGAGAGCACGAGGATCTCACCTATCATAGCTTGTGGTGTCATTGCGATTTGGATGAGGATTGTGATCACGGTCTGTGCGATGATTGCCTGTGCGAAGTGTTAGATGGCGATGGATAACATCGTAGTCGATCCGATTGAATTTGCTCGGGTTCACTGGCCGGACATACGCTTTTACAAGCAGCAGCAGGACATCATCTATTCTGTAGTAGAGAACGATGAGACGGTGGTGCCAGCTGGTAATGAACTGGGCAAAGACTTTGTAGCGGCATTCATCATTCTCTGGTTCTTCTGCAGCCGCCTTCCCGCCCGAATCGTAGCTACCGGTCCAAGTGAAAGACAAGTCGAGGACGTGCTATGGGGGGAAATCAAGCGATTCGTCGACACGTCAAAGTACAAACTTCCCGTAGTCTATTCTCATATGCTCTTGAGGCGAACGAGAAGAGACGGATCCATCGTGCCAGCCTGTGAAGTACGGGGACAGGTGGCACAAAAGGGCGAATCATTACTTGGTAGACATACGCCGCGGGGACTGGGTGGATTGCCGATGACCATGGCAGTATTCGATGAAGGTTCTGGAATCGACGATATGCCGTATCAGTCGAGTGACACCTGGGCACATCGCAAGCTCATAATTGGTAACCCGCGGCCCTGCACGAATTTCTTTTTCCATGCAGTGCAAAGTGGTGACAAGCGATCTCCGGCGAACAATCATTATTGGCGCAAAGTAATCAGGATACGAGCAGATGACAGTCCGAACGTTAGGGCGGGGCGGGCCGGACTGCAAAAGATACTTGTGCCTGGGTTAGTCACTTGGGAAGATTATCAGAAGCGGCGTGCCCAGTGGGGACGAGAACAACAGGCATGGGGGCTCGATGCAGAATTCTACGAAGGTCCCGAACTCAAGCTTTTCCCGGCCGAATGGCTCAATCGGGCCGAGGCGGCAGCTGACGGCGGTGTGAAGCCGAAGGGACGAATTACTATAGGTAGCGATCCAGCGGAGGGCGGCGACAGCACGGTGTGGGCAGTCGTCTGCGAGAACGGACTGCTTGAACTGGTGAGCATGAAGACTCCGAATACGGCGGTCATCAGCAACTGGACGCTCGGACTGATGCGAAAATGGCATGTGCAGCCCGAGGATGTCTATCTGGATCAAGGTGGTGGCGGGAAGGAACATGCTGACTATCTTCGGGAAAAGGGATATCCTGTACAGACGGTGGCCTTCGGCAAGCCGGTGAACGCGGACGGCGGAATGGTGACGTTTTGGGAGAAGCGGGACATGCGGGAACAAGGCTACGGCTACAAGAATCGTCGGGCCCAGATGTACGATCTCATCAGTCAGAGATTGAATCCCGACAACGGTTCCCCGTTCGCTATAGGCAGGGAACACGCGGAACTGCGGCGGCAACTCAGCCCCATTCCCCGCTTGTACGATGGAGAGGGTAGAATGTATTTGCCTCCGAAGAGGAAAGTGCCTCACAGCAACGTGCAGACGATGATCGACTTATGTGGTCATAGTCCGGACGAGGCGGATGCATTGGCCTTGGCGGTATACGGGTTGTCACAGGAGCGATTCGAGATAGGGCCGATTTAGGAGCAAATATCATGAAGAAAGAGATACTGACTGATAAGGACATAGGACGCACATATTATAGGGCACCACATCTGTATCGATCTTCTCCAAGTGAATTGATGATAGCAACGCGGGCTATGGTAGTAGTTAAGGGTTCGGAGGGGCGTTTGTTTCTTGTACCACTTTATTGTCCCACCAGGAGCGACGAGCATGGCGATCCTATAGTTGATCTGTATGAATTAGAGGAGATAGATCTATATGATACCATTGAAGAGGCGATGGAAAATGGAATTGACTCAACAAGAAACCGAATAGCATCGATGATGACGGCGATACGAGAAGTGGAGACGTGGCTGGAGCAGCGGCCGAAATGAACGACGGAGAAGACGAAAATCTGAACGATCGAAGCGAAGCCTATCAGTTGGCTCTAGAGGAATACTACGAGCGACAGCGCGAGATGCGGGAGGACTGGGAATACGAGGAGGAACTGCGGAAGAAGCGGCCTGATGGGCCTTGGGCGGATTTGATGCGGCGAGTGGGGAGGTTGATATAGCAATAAAAGGGAGCGAAAAGATGACTGAACAGAAAATATCGAAGGTAGAACTAGATGTACTAGCGATCAAGGCCGATATCGCAGCATTGCGAGATTTCGTTGAGAATTTGGAGGGATACAAGGAATGGAATAAGCGCACGGCTCATCTATCATCAGTAATTGAGAAATTGACGGTACAACTTAACAAAGATACGGCCCTCAAGTCGTTATCTACCGCTGTGTTAATGATGAACGATGAACTTTCGACGTTTCGTACCAGCTATCAGTCTGCATTCAAAGAATTCAGAAAGACATACAAAGATATGTCGGAAGAAGACAGATTACCGTCCGCAAAGCAATTGCGGCACATGGTGAGCAATGGTGGAATAGAAGAGATTGAAGAAACGATGACTAGACTGCGAAAGGAATTGATTAGCCTAGAAACAATCTATGTACTGGCAAAAATGCCTTGGTTGGTAAACGGGAGCGAGAAAGAAGAAAGCGAAAATGCCACGGAAAACAAAACAAGCCGATCCCGTACTAAACATCAATCGCGAAAGCATGCCGGAATCACAGCGCACGGCGACTGAATCCAACAACGGTAACGGATTCAGTCGCAGTTTGTTGAGAGACATGGTGGATAATGCCATGCTCGCACGCAGCGAATTGATGGAGCGGTATTTTGATCCTCGCCGCAACCTCAACGACGAATGCGGATATCCCGAGACGAGGAAGATACAGGGGGACGACTACAGGGATCTTTACGATCGGGATCCGATAGCCGCCCGTGTGGTCGAGATATTGCCCTATGAGAGCTGGATGCTAGATCCATCTGTCATTGAAGATGAAGACGTGGAAACAATCACCAAGTTCGAGGGAGCCTTCTACGAACTGCCCAAGAGTCTTGAGGGCGAAGAAAGTTGGTACGAGGATGAACAAGAGAACAGCATTTGGAGCTATCTGCTACGGGCGGACATTCTGAGTCGAATCGGGTGGTACGGGACGCTGCTGCTGGGAATTGACGACGGGAAGCCTCTTTCGGAGCCGGCAGAATCAAAGAAAGATCAACGACTCATCTATCTGCGTCCGTTTGACTCCACGATGTCCGTAGTCAGTCGCTGGGAGACTGATTCTGACAGTTCGCGGTTCGGCTGGCCTGCGGAATACAGCATTACTTTCGTCGACACGAACAATGCGGCACCGTACGGACTTGGAGTCAAGAACATCACCGAGCAAGTTCACTGGAGCAGAGTCATTCACATCTGCAATAAGAGTGCGTCGAGTAACGTCGTGCACACACCGCCATTGCAGCACGTGCTCAACAGGGTACTCGATCTCCGGAAGTTGTACGCTGGCAGTGCGGAGATGTACTGGAGAGGTGCATTTCCGGGCATCAGCTTTGAAGTCGCGCCGCAACTCTTGGAAAAAGGTGTCGGCATAGGAAGCACGCGCAGGGCCGCCATACGATCCGAGATTGAGAACTACATGAACGGGCTACAACGGTATCTGACGGCCACTGGACTGACTGCGAAGAGTCTGCCCACACAGGTTGTTGATCCGTCGCCGCAAATCGAAGTGCAACTGACGGCCATCTGTATCCTACTGGACATCCCCAAGCGAATATTCATGGGGAGCGAGCGTGGCGAACTGTCATCGAGCCAGGACGCGGTGGACTGGCTGCGAAACCTGAATAGTCGACAGCGGAGGCATAACACGCCAAACTTAATAGTGCCATTTGTGAACCGATGTATAAGTCTTGGCATTTTACCGAAGCCGAAAAGCTACAAGGTGACATGGCCGGACATGTTGAACCTGAGCCCAGAGCAAAGGGCAACCATTGCCGAGAAACGCATCAAAACGATGGCGGCGTATGTTGGTGGCAACGTCGAAGCGATCATGTCTCCAATAGATTTGTACACGCGGGAACTGGATTACGACAGCAGTGAAGCCGAGCAGATACTTGATTCTGTCGAAGGGCAAGAATTTAATGAGTCAATGCCACCGCAAGCTGAAGAAGTGATACTCGAGGAGATGTTGCAGCAAGCCGACGAGGCACTGAATCAAATCGGTAGTGGACCTATCAGCGGGCAACCAATAGGTGGTGAAGGTGAGGGAGCGTCTACGTCTTCTGATCTTGATATTGATCTATTAAGGCAGATATTAGGAGAATTGAGACGCAGAGTGGGACTGGCGACGATTGGATACATTGACAATCAGTTACTTTTCAATATTTCTACTAGAGATTTATTGATGGGAATCCTTGGAGAACTGAGGAAACTGAGGGGGGAGAAGACGCTGGGATACCGCGAAGAAGATTTCGGCGGATCGTTGTTGGATGAGACTGTTTCTGATTTTCGTGAATGGCTGGATACTGCCAAACGCATCAACGTACGAACTGGTGAAACTATTGTATCGAAGGGCGCGAAATCGGTAGATACAATGTCCAGTTTGGCGACTATTTCAACGGCTGCCAGCATAAAAGATAAAAATCCGACTGCGGGCTTGAATATAAGAGAGAAGCAAGAATGGTGAAATATCTGACTGCGGTTCTATTGATGGTGCTGTTTTTGACATCGGCAGCTGCACAAGTGTATGTCGATCGAGTGATGCAGAGTACGGCAATCACTGGCACTGGCACTTATAGCTTGTCCGGTACCAATGTCGGATATAAGACATTCGTCGATGGTGTCGGGAGCGGCAATCAATGTCCCTATTGTGCCGTCATGGGGAATGATTGGGAAGTCGGTATTGGAACAGTGATAGATGCAGCTACTGATACGTTATCGAGGGATACTATTCTGGCATCAACGAATGGCGGAGCTGCTGTGGATTGGACTGGTGGAACGAAAACGATCTTTGTGACGATGCCGGCTGCGTTTGGTAATGTTGGATTTGTGACAACATCTCTTTCAAGTGCCATCAGTAACGAAAGATTATTAACCGGAAGCGCCAATGAGATCACCGTCACCGACGGCGGGGCAGGCAATAACGTTACGCTGTCGCTTCCCAGTGGAGTCAACCTCGGAGACGCTTCTTATCTCGCAACGGACGAGGTGCGGGCGTATGATAATGCGGGTCTCAAACTGTACGAAGATGAAGGAAGCGGTATCTTTGTACAGGATTCAACAGGCTTCATTGGCATCGGGACGACGGCGCCGAACACTTTATTAGATGTTAATACTAGTTCACAGGGTCAAGGGGTAATCGCCGGAAATATGTTTATAGGAGTTTGGAATGCGAACTCTGATTATGCTGTAGTATCTCACAAGAATTTTAGAACTACAAATGCAAGCACGAAATATGCTTTCATCCAAAGAGATAACGGAGAGACTTATTTTAATTCTCCAACGGTTTTGCACTTTAATGGTAATGGAAACGGAAAGATGAATCTTTACGTCTCTGGTGGTTTAGCTATTGGAGATATTTTTGATGATACTGACCCTGGAGCAGACAATGTAATAATAGAAGGCACCGTTGGCATCGGGACGACGGCGTCGAATAGTACAATGGAAATCAACGCCGCCACCGGAGGTACCCTGCGCCTGACGTACAACGACTCGAACGGCAGCGCCACGGATCACGCTGACTTGGCAACGGATTCAAACGGCGGGCTGACTGTGACGACCACCGATGGCGACGGGGCGGCGGGGAATATTACGCTAACCCCAGACGGTAACACAGTTATTAGTATTGGTAATGTCACGCTGACCGATGGTGCGGTAGCAGCTGCACCGGAGACGGTGGCCACGCTCGGCGTTGGTGTAACAACGTTCGCGGTAGACTCGAATCTGTGTGTGATTACTGGGGACGGTGGCGGAAACACGGTGGCGACGATTACTGGTGGTGTGACCGGACAGATGCTCGTGCTATTGTTTACGGATGCCAATATCACGATCACGGATACCGACGCACATACAGCCAACACAGTGGACTTGTCGGCGGCGTTCACGAGTGCGGACGATACAACGTTGACACTGGTATTTGATGGTACTTCGTGGTATGAGACATCGCGAAGTGCAAATTAGGAGATAGAAATGAAACGACGTGAATTATTGACATCTTTGACCGCCGCCCCCTTGGCAGTATTGGTAGCCGGAGAGGCTTCATCTTCTGTAAACATTGGACCGCTCTTGGCCAGTCAAGCGGTCGGTGCACTCGAACTTGCCCGCCTGCGCATCGTTCTTGATCTGGTAAGAGATGGAATCGTAACTACGCCAGCAAACTACACGCAAGACAAGGTAGACTACCTCGACTTGGCAACGGTAAACAAGTACGTACTGCCGTTCTTGCGCGTCTGGAGCAAGTTCACGCAGGAACAGCTCGATGCGATGACCGTCGAGCAGCAGGCACTTGCCGTGATGGACCGGCTAAAGTGGTTCTTCCGATACGCCTACGTCAGCGAGCAGTCTGACATGAAGACATCGCAGCAGACGGCGATTGATACGTCTACGGCGACGGCGAGGACAGATCTTGGCGAAGACGAGTTCTCTTTACCAGAGCCAGAGTAGCCGTGTGCAGTTCCTCTGTTGACGCTTTTTGATTAGTGCAACGATTGCCGAAGGAGGGCCGCAGATGGGCACGATGCGCAGATGGATGGTCGCCGTCTGTGGCTTTGAATTTACTATCAGAAAGAGAAACCATGAAAGATAAAATGCAATGTAATTTCGATACGATGACGATAGAAAGACTTCGTATGGTATTAGAGCAGCAAGTGTCATTCAAGACGAACAGAATTTTAAATCTCCGCCCGATTGAACTGTTCAAACGCGAAGGCGATATACTCGTGATGCGAGTTGAAGCTGGGATTGCAGCACTTCCGGAGAAGACAGTATCCATACATAAACGATGGCCATCTAATTGGTTACAATCCCTCAAGGAACGATGGGCTCCTCGATGGTGGAGAAATCGGTGGCCAGTACAGTATGAACGAATCGATGTTGAACAGAAAATATATAAGGCAGTTTGTCCGCATATTAGATTTGATGATGACTGCTATAAGTTTCTAGTCGAAAGAGAATGTTGCGGAATACTGGAAGAACAGTCTGGATGAAAACAAGAAGCCTGCTAAAGCGGGCCGTGCGATGGCTAATCTTGGTCCACTGGAGAATCGCACGGGTATATCCCCATGCATCTCCGGGCATTGTATCACACTAGCAGCGATAAAAAAGGGAAATTATGATTACGTGGAAAATCATCGGAGACACGCCGCAAGCTCCGGCCGTCATTGAAGGATATACGCTCGGCAATGTCATAGCAGAACGTTTCGCGATAGATTGGCAATTACCGCCAGCACCAGAGCATCCGACATGGCAAGTGAAAATCGGAAATGTAGCTGTGAAAGCTGAAGGAAAGTCTTCAGACGGCATCGATGAACTGTTGAAGATAGAAGGCGTGGCGCATACAGATGTTACCGTGCTGTTTGACGGCACGCTCTATTCGTTTGCGAGGCGTATTCAGTTGCAGGCTAATTGTTCGGCTGTGATGATGGCTCCGAATGGAGTAGCACAGCCACTATCTCCGATTTCTTATTTCACTGTGCCATTAATATTGGAAGTCGTGCCTGGACCTGCTCGATCGAATCCGATCTGGTCAAGAGCAGTGGGTACTGAATTGCGAGAAGCTTTTCGCGGCATCAGAGCGCAGACTTTCGCCAATGCGCCACTTATTTTACGCTTTGGATCAGCTGAATGGATTGCACCGATGACAGAAGCAGATATCAAATCAGTCAAAATAGAAGCGACGGACAAATGTGCCATCTGCAACCATTCACACGCCACGACTGATTTGTTGCCGGATGTCACTTGGATCCTTTTAGAGGACGGAAGCGGAATTGAGATGTGGCCGTCGAACTGTCAACCATACGAACGGTATCGTATAATCGTAGACAGGGGCACCGCCAAAACCATCGTACACTTGCGGACGCAATGAAAAGATTGAAGGTATTAGCAACCATGCCTGTGCAGCCATGCAAACGCAACGGAAAGAGAGGATGGCGATGGGGCCAGCACGGCAAATGTTATCTCGGTTCAGGAGCAAAGGCGTTAGCTGACAAGCAGGGGCGTGCCATACGAGCCAGCGGATGGACCGGAAATGAAGCTAAGCAACAAGCAGGTGATGATTCTGACAAGACGTTGCTGGAAGAGATTGTACATAGTTGCCTATGTACTTCTGCGCAGAAAGCGAAAGGGCAACCGAACCCGCTGAGACGCGATCCAACTCGCATGGCGACGCTAAAACGACGTTTCGTTGCCGAGTTGAACCGCAAGCTGAATAAAATCAAAAAGGCAATCTATGATCTGATCATCACCGAAGATGCTTTCGGATTGTCTGTCAAGGAACCGTCCATTCGGGATTTTCTGGCTAACGCGAGTACGGCGCTCGCCGCACGGCTCCCCGAGCTTTCATCTCTTTCATTCGGGGAGCCACTTTCTGAACCACCGAGAGAGCTCCCTGGGGCACTTCAAGGCGATCCTTGTCCTGGGGAGCTTATTTCACAAGAGGGATTGGATGATGATAGATGTGGACATCGAAAAATTGAGAAAGGCATTCAAAAAGGAATACGAGATACACAGGACAGCCTTCGACGAAATTCTGAAAATCAGTCGATTGCGAACGGAACAATGGATAGTGCCAGATCACAATTTGATGGAGACGCTGGAGAATTTGGGCTACGACGGGACACAGAACGTGCAGATATTCTTCTCCGCAACCAACGATTCCGATTCGGAAGCACTCAAGAGAAAGTAAACCAATTCGAGGAATGGCTGAAGACAGTTCTACAACTGCATCTGTCATCGTCCGAAGCAGTGAAGGATACCTACTGGTACAAGTTTATTGAAGAAGGCTACCAAAAGGGAGCTGGCCGGGCGTTCGATGACACGAAGCAGGCGCAACGAGTAGCGGCTGAAGAAAACCCAGAGAAGTGGTCGTTTTATCAGGGAGGAAAGGAACAGTTTCTGCGGTCATCGTTTGCTAGGCCAGAATCTATCGACAAAGTGAAGCTGTTGGCTGGGCGGACGTTCGACGAGCTGAAGGGCATGTCAGACGACATGCGGAACAGAATGCGGCGAACGCTGCTGGATGGACTAGTGCAGGGCAAAGGGGTGATGCCCATCGTCAGGGATTTGTCGAAGGCCATCGACATCAGCCGCGACAGAGCGAAGACGATAGTCAGGACGGAACTGACGCGGACACACTCGGAAGGCGCTCTTGATTCAATGGAACAGCTCGGTGTTGAGAAAGTCGGAGCCATGGTGGAATGGTCCACGGCAGGCTATAACGTGTGTCCCCTCTGTGCGCCTATGGAAGGCGTGGTGATGACGCTGAAAGAGATGCGAGGGTTGATCCCGCGCCATCCGAACTGCTTTGTAAATCCGAAGACATACGTTAGGACAGACAAAGGATGGAGATCGATCGATAGTATCGGAGTTGGCGATTGGGTTCTAACGCACAGGGCGAGATATAAGCAAGTCACTCAGGTACATAGAAATGAACTGGAGTGCATTGTTGTTGATATTGTCATAGGTGATCAGCGGCTAGAAGTGACAGCCGATCATCCAATTCGCACGCTGCATGGACCATGGACACCAGCGAAGCAGATTCACATTAGGGATGTGCTAGAGGTGATTTGTTGGACGGACGATCGTACATATTATAACGCACATTCGGATGTCGATAAGATACATATCAATGCCGCGCAGATGCACAAAACGTATAATCTTTCCGTCGAAGCAGACGAGTCATATATAGTATTTGGAGGAACACAGAATCACGCACAAACAATGGGATTCATCGTGCATAATTGTGCATGCACACCGATCCCAGCCAATGTAGGCGAACCCGTCGATCGCAGTCGTACCATCACCGTGAAGAAAGGAAGTGGCGAAGCGAAATCGGAAACCGTCGAGGGCCAGACTCGCGGGAAAGAGGGCGTACAGCGGGCGATAGACAAGAGCATCGCGGCAGAGATTCCGAAGACCAAGCCGCGAAGTCTGGATGAACAGAAAGAATTGACGCGATGGCCAGGTGCAGATGTGCGGATAGCGAAAGAGAGGCCGGTGAGTCCGCTGGAAATTAAGCCAGGGGAGAAGCCATCGGTGCCTCTAGAAAGGATACCATCTAGAGTACCAGGCGAAGCAAAACCGGGAGCGAAAGAGATGACATTCCCTTATCACAAAGATGTAGAAAACATACGACAGACGGTAATGGCGCAAATAAAGGATGTCACAGCGATTGAAGATTTAGAGGCGAAGATAGAAGAAGCAAAATGGATCCAATTAGGCAATGTGACAAAAATAGACATGTTGGCGGGTGATTGGAAATCGGGACGGATCACAAAAAAGGAATATTTGAATCAAATGAGAGAGTTGAAAGCGAGTTCCAAGGAGCTTGATAAACTAGAGAATCAAAGACGGAAACTCCTGGATGCATACAACAAAAAAGCAAGAAAAATTTGTGAATTGCCAACGTCGGAACGAATCAAGATCGAGGTCATTAGTGAGGAAACCGACGCCCATTTCAACGCAAAGCTGAGGAAGGCCAAATCATTCGTCGAATCCGTAACGTCGCGAAATACTGAAATGCCGAGGGAGATGAGGGCCACGATGCTGGCTGACACTGAAAGATCATACCACGAAGCATCAACTGGAATACATTGCATGAGGTGGATCGACGTAAAATCATTCGTGCACGAGATTGGGCACCATGTGGAAAGCACGTCAAAGAATGGAACGAAGTTAGCAAGGCAATTTTTAAAGAAGAGAATCACAAGGAGCGGCACTGCCGACGTGAAATTAGCGGATCTAAATCCGATATATGCTGATGATGAAATCGGAAACGGAGATGGATTTGGAAAGTTATTTGGAGAACGATCTATCGCCGCCTACTGCGGAAAGAAATACGCGGATGCAACAGAAATTATTTCAATGGGTATAGCGGAGTTATATGATAATCCAGTGCATTTTGCTAGGACAGATCCGGATTATTTTAATTTCATAATATCCTATCTCCGAGGGATGCTATGAGACAAATAAAAATGAAAAATATAGAGGCTGCGATGGATGACGCGGGAATTTGGACGAGCGAAACGCCTGGCGTGGCGTCATATTTACAACTATTGAGTGATCGTATAGCGAGAAGCATTGGACCAGAAGACGGAGATTTCATCGCAGCGAAGTTCTACAGGACGGTGGCAGGAATACGCGGAGCGAAGGTCAGTGATACTAGTATCATTCATGGAGTTGCTGGGAGAATCTATTGAAAGAGGTGTGAGATGAAGAATCTAGTGCTGCTGTTGTTGTTGTCCGTGCCATGCCAGGCCATGGAGATCACTCTACACGGGCACATGCATCACGTAGAGGGCCGACCGGCGATGAAGTATGGCATCCTCGAAAATGCCGAGGCGTACTTCACTATTCACTTCGATGACTGCTGGGTTGATCCGTTCTTGTGGACACGGTGCGGATTGCTGGAGGAATACCAGCCCGAGGTATGCCATAGCTACGAGATGGATGCGAACATCACTGGGCGCATCATGGCGGACGACGGCGGATGGTGGCAATGGCAATACGTGCCGGCGATCTGGGAAGATCCCTACAGCAGATTGACGGTAGGCGAGTACACGGTGATCGTGATCAACACCATAATGAGCAGTACCATTCGATTCCCCGGAATGTATCAACTGGATGCTTACGATAATATGGGGCATTTGGTTGAGCGGGATGTCGAGTGGCAGCTCAGTCCAATCAGACTCGATATTGGTACATCCAGTGGATCGTTTGGAGAACCCGATAGATATTGGCCATCAGGTGAGAGGCTGATAGATTTGCCGACGATGACGAATCTGCCACAATATTTAGTGTCTGCATTGTACATGGACTGGGATAAGCCACCGACGTATTGTTTGGGGTGCATGACCCGCTTTGATTTGGATGCCATCACGGTAGTGCAGGATACCTTGTCGCCTGGCGATGCCAACGGCGATGGCGTGTTCAACCAGATGGACATTGTAGAAGTGATGCAGGCTGGCACCTACATGACAGGTGGGATAGCGGCCTGGAGCGAGGGTGACTGGAATGCTGACGGGGTATTTAATCAGTTCGACATCGTGCAGGCGATGATGGCTGGAGAGTATGCCGTCAACAACGCAGCAGTGATGACAGTGCCAGAACCAACAACAAAAACCATGATTGGTGGTGCATTGATATTGGTACTTTTTTTTGTAACTGGATTTGCGCTAGGCAGAAATAGGAGATAAGACAGAGAGAAATCCATGAAAGATTACAACGGAGCGGATATCGAGAACGTGTGTCCGAGATGTCATTCGCCGCATCTGCTAGTGCATCTATCCAAAGACAAGAATCACGAGGGGCGAAAAGTAGTCGTGGATTGTCGGACATGTGGCCTGCGGATTACGAGGCAAAAATGTATCCATGATGCACTGGTGGCTGCACAGGCAAGTTGTTATTGAAGTACGATGTCCGGATTCACACCTACCGAGCAGGCTCTCTTGGACATGCTCGCCGATGGCCGCAGCCACTCGAAACGTGAATTGAGTACATGTCTTCGAGATGACATGGCTGAACCCGTCACACTGCGGAGGCACATCTTTAATCTTCGGAAGAAGCTACGCGGGCAGGGACATCTCATCATTTGCGAACTGGTGGACAGCAAAGTTTTCTACAATCTGCGCCGCAATACCGGTGCGTATGACGAATGATATCACCCGTCAACTAGTGTTGATTATAAGCGGAGTGGTATGTCCACTATAGACATGTCCCCATATCGTTGGGGATATGGAGAATCTTGCAGCGAATATCTCAGGTCGCGTTCGGCGTACCACTCTGCACGGACGACCGCATCTGGTCGTGCCTCTGACGATGATTGTTCCTGGGGTTCTCAACGGATCTCAGGGGCCTCTTCTCTATGAATTGGAAGACATCAAGGCAGATCCTTCCGCTTGGAACGGTATGCCTGTGGTCGTCTATCATCCCCACAAAAACGGGCAGCAAGTCAGCGCTCGTGATCCAGATGTACTCGAAAAACAACAGGTGGGAATGGTTCTCCAGACTGCTGCAAACGGCAAGCTGAGGGCCAATGCCTGGTTGGATGAAGCACGCCTCAAGCAGGTTGATTCTCGGATTCTCAACGATCTGGACAAAGGCAAACCTGTTGAAATCTCAACGGGGCTCTTCGTCGAAAAGGAATCGAAGAGGGGAACCTTCAACGGAAAAGAGTATGTCGCTGTGGCCCGCAACTACCGTCCAGATCACTTGGCGATCCTACCGGATCAAGTGGGTGCCTGCTCCGTCAAAGATGGATGTGGTTTGCTCGTCAACAAACACGATTTGCAATCGGTGGCCAACATGCTGGTAGACAACCCCAAAGGCGAATGGCAACCGCCAGAATCAGGTGACGCCCCGGATGAAGTCAAGCGGATATTGCAAACCGTCTACTCGCAATGGCGGGACAAACATCCGACCGAGAATCCAAGAGTCAAAGCTCAGGGAGCCAAAATTGCTTGGGGTGCTGTGGCTAAGGCTGGATGGTCAAAAGATGAGAACGGGGAGTGGCACAAGAAAGAAACACAAAATGTAAATCTAACGAAAAAAGATGGCAGCACGAGTTTTCCTGCTAGTGCATATGCCTACGTGCCAGATCCCGAGAAGCCCAGCACGTGGAAGCTAAGAATAGACGACGCTGCGCACGTGGGTGGATCCATTGTTGAGATCAGTGCGCAGAAAGTGTCGATTCCCGCCAAGGACATGCCTGCTGTCAAGGCGAAGATACGGGCCGCTTGGCTCAAGTACCATCCCGACGAAGGTCGGAACGGTTTACCAGAACCAATACGCAATTTAGGAGGAGGCCACGATATGGCTGAACTCACAGTAGATGACAGGACTCAAATGATCGAGGACCTGATCGGAAACTGCGACGGTTGTTGGAACGAGGATCAACGAGGCATTCTCGAAGGGTTCTCCGACGAACAGCTCGCCGCACAGCATCAGTTGCTTGAAAACGCCATGTCTGCCAAGGAAAAGAAAAAGACCTTGGAAGAGATGAGTGACGAGGAACTGGAGAACGAACTGAAGACGCGGCGCAAGGCCGCGGAACCCGCGAAGAACGAATTCACTCCGCCGGCGAATGCCGAGGATTGGTTTCGCAACGCACCAGAGAGTGTCCAGGAGACATTCAAGGTGGCGGCAACGATTGAGAAGCGGGAGAAGGATGGCATCATCGACAAGCTCACGGCTAATTTGAGTGGGCCCGAGAAATCCATTCACCGCGAGAGATTGCATCAGCGGTCGCTGGCTGAACTGCAAGAGGATTTGTCGTTGCTGCCGAAACCGGAACCGACACCCGAACCGATACCGGCCACTAACGAGGCACCGGATTGGGCCAAGGAAGCGGTTGCCATTGCACGAACTGGGCCGCCGATCGTTGACGACGAGCCATTGGGATTGCCTACCATGGACACCGGAAAAACGAAATCGCCTGCCACGGCGGTTACCGTCGGGAACGTCGATCCGACAGTTCTTAGCCAGCTTCCTGCCCAGTTGCAGGAAATGGTCCGGAATGCGGCTGCGATCGAGAAGCGACAACGAGCTGAACTGATTCAGCAAATCGTGGCCAACGTCGAAGGCAACGAGCGGTATCGGATCGAAGACCGATTGACAAGCAAGTCGATTGACGAACTGAAAGACTTGCTGATTCTTCGGGGCGGGACACAGCCGCCACGCAAGCCGAACTATCGCGGGGCCGCGAGCCCTCTCAGCAACGTGTCTTCTACTGTGCTGGAAGACGAAAACGACATCCTGCCGCTTCCAACCATGAGCTACGAGAAGAAGCAGGCGTGATTCAGGACAATCATCCTCATTTCATAGGAGATACAAGTTATGGCGAAGGGTAACGGAATTATTGTGAGCGGAGAACCCAAGGGGGTATACAAGGAGGGGATCGTCTCCGGAACTCCGAAGCCGGGCACCATCATGGAAATGGTGCCTGCAACAGCAGATGTAAACGGACATTTCACTTGGGCCGTATATGGCACTGATACTTCTTCAACTGGAGCAGTATCGGCAGATGGCGACAGAGCGCCGATCGTCGTGCTGTTATCCGATCCAACGAAAGGTCCGACGACAGCATATGCTGACGGCGATAACTGCTTTCTTTATTGCCCGATCATGGGCGAAGAGCTAAATGTGTTGATGCAGGGATCGTCCGGAACTGAGGGATCTCCGTGCATCGGTGATAAGTTCATCGTGGACGACGGAACAGGTGAACTCATCCTGACTACTGGGACTGTAGAGGCTGAGCCTTTCATTGCCTTGGAAGCAGTGACAGAACCTGCCGCGGACACATTGGTTTGGTGCATGTACACGGGCTACTAATCGGCTGAGGCCGTTTTTCTTTTAACCTCAACAAAGGAGGCCATACACGATGTATATCGACAGCATGATCTACAACGGCCAAGGCTACGGACCCGTGGGGGAAGCCCTGGCTGGTTGCCACTGGGATTGCGGGCTGCTTCGCCCTTACCGAGACGAGCGGGGCAGGCCGTGCGTAACGATGAACACAACCGAGGGGCCGAAGAAGCGGCTGATCGGAGAGATTCTCAACCAGGGGATTCCAGTCCCCGTCAACAATGCCACTCTGCTACGAAAAGATGAGTGGCTCAAAATGGATGAGACGGTTGGCGAAGCGGCACGAGCTAGATTACGAGCTTGGTCTGATCTAGCGGCGTCCAGCACGTATTCCGGCTTCGATGGCATGACGAAACTCGTATTGGAACGAGAGCAGATGTCGGATGTTGGGGAGGCCGTGCAGGACATGGACGGGCTTACTGAGGGTCGGCATGACCAGCCGATGTTCGGAGTCGATGCGACGCCGTTGGCCATCACGCACGTCGATTTTCATTTTTCGATGCGGTGGCTGTCAGTCAGTCGGCAAGGAGGAATGCCACTCGATACGCGGATGGCTGCCATGGCCGGACGCCGAGTTGCCGAACTGGTTGAGCAGCAGACCATCGGATCTGCGACTGGAATGACGTTCGGGACTGCGCAATATGCGGGATTCCCATCAGGTGGTTATGGTGCGGCTGCGATGACCAGTCAGCCAGCATCGTATGGATATCTGAACTTCCCGGCTCGGCTTACTCATGATCTGATGACGCAACCCACCGGGGCGAACGGCACGACAGTCATGGGTGAATGGCTTGATTGTCTGGAACTGTTGTATGCGGCGAACTTTCATGGGCCTTTCATGGCCTACGTGGATGCCAGCTATCAGCAGTATCTAGACGATGACTACAAGACCAACAGCGACAAGACGCTCCGTCAGAGGCTGTTGGAGATCGATGCCATCAGTGACATTCGCAAGCTGGACTACATGACGACTACGGCAACCGGCAAGGGTGCCACTGTCGTGTTCGTCCAGATGACATCCGACGTCGCCCGTGCCGTCATCGGAATGCCCATTACTACGGTGCAGTGGGACAGCCGGGGAGGCATGCAGCTGAACTTCAAGGTCATGGCGATCATGACGCCGCAGTTGTTCGTCGACTACAACGGCAACTGTGGGATTCTGGTGGCCAGGACCGCAGCCTAACTGGAGGACGCCATGAGCACAACGTACGTCTATAAGGAATACACCGACGCTTACGGTGAGGCACTTGATTCCGTGGTGATCGACCATAACACGATGACTGCCCAAGAGGCTGCGGCGAAGTTGGCTGCGATGATCGTCAATTACGTGGACCACAACGGGATGACTGACAGTGCCACGATGATTATTTCAACGTCAGCGCTGACGACGAATTGACTTCTCCCTTTCTACCGCTGTGGGCACGGGGAGTTAGGACCCCGTGCCCATTTTTCAACATTTGGACAAGGAGCATGACATGGCATTGTTTCGTCTTCTCTTCGGTAAGCACGTCGGTCCCGGTCCCAGCAATTGTGATTGTGAACGCTGCACAGCTGATGCTGAACGGACGAAAAACAAAGAACTTTTTAAAGGAGTAAAGGGACACATTTACAACCGCGGAGATATCGTTGAAAGCGACAAGGATCTGGTGTCCAGATTTCCGAATAAATTTCAGATGGTGGATGCTTCAGGCAGGGTTGTAGAGACGCAGATGCGGCCTATTACTAGTAGCAACGAGCCGCGAGATTTTCTCAACACGATGACCAAGCAAGAACTGACCGATTATGCGGCCGGAGAAGAAATCGATCTCGCAGGCTGCAACACCAAACCAGAGATCATGCAGGCCATCAGGATGGCCGTGGGAGCTGCGGACTGACATGGCTTATCGGGTGGGAGAGGACGAGGTGAGGGTGTTGTTGCCCGGAGGAGGTGACAGCACCCTTGCTATTGTTCCGTTCATCGCTCAAGCACATGTGTTAACCAATGTGATCGACGCTTGTGCGGAAGATATGGGCGTTGAACTTGCTGACGATGAATTATGGCTAATAGAGAGCAACTACGCGGCATATCTCTATGTCGATGCTGATCCAAGTCATTATCGCAGCAAAAAAACCATGGATGCTTCCGCGTCTTATGCGCAAAAAGAAAACCATCCATATCTGGATACCATCAAAAAGCTTCTTGGCCCACTCGGAATACTCAACTGCCTCGAGAACAAGGGTGGCGTGATCGATTTGTTTTGGGCCGGCCTGCCTCCTAGCGAACAGACGGATTATGTGGACAGGGATTGATGACCGATGCCATACATGGAGGAAACCGACCGCTATCAAAAAGCCCTGTTGTGGCAGCGGACCGGTTACGACAGCGAAGGAGCGGCGTTGGTGTCTGCGAGAGAAGAACTCACAGTACGGTGGGAAGATCACAAGTTCGAGCGACGGGATGCACTCGGCAACATAACCACGTATGACGCTAGGGTGCATGTCGTGAAGGATAACATCCCCATAGGGTCGATCATGTGGCAGGGCGGCGAGGATGATGTAGTTGGGACTGGAGATCCCGACAGCGATCTATTCGAGGTGCAAACCTATCATGAAGTGCCCGACATAAAGGACCGCGTTCGGCGTCGAGTCGTATACCTTCTCCGGTATCACAACTCTCTGCCAGACTACGCAAGTTGACAAGGTGCCTGGCGTCTGGCAGATGTCGACAATCACGGAATTGCGTAGTGTAGGGTGGCATTCACACTAGACAACTCGACGCAAGGTGCATATAGCACCGACGATCCACAAACGACCAGCCACACATGTGCAGTCGGGGCGGATTTGCTGGTGTTGCGGATCTTCGTCAACGGCACAAATGCAAGGACGGGTGGTGCTCCATCTTATGCTGGCCAGCCAATGACGGATTCCGGACAGGGATTCGTTGCCGGAAATGAAGATGGATGTGAGTTGTGGTATATCTTGGCTCCTGCATCTGGAGCCAACAATGTTAGCATTCCTAATACTAGCCCATCCAAGAATATCCAGGCCAGTATTACTTCTTATTTTGCTGGTGCTGGCAATGATGCTGCCTTCGACAACGACAATTCAGGCACTGGCGATTCGCAGAATCCGTCTATATCTCTCAGCACGGGAGTGAACAATTGCCTTATTGATGCCGTGGTGGCCTCATCAGACAGGGATCCACCGACAGTTGGAACGGCGGAGTCATATGTTCTCGTCCACACGCTTGATGTTGGGAACCAGACATGGGGGAGTGAATATGCGTTGGATGTGGGTGCATCCGGAGCACAAACGGTTGATTTTCACACACTTCGCAGCGATCAATGGGCGTTGATCGCCGCATCATTCAAAGAAATCGCAGCGGCAGTACCCTCTGTATCTCCAAGCGTGTCACCTACGGGTTCACCGTCAGCATCTCCGTCAGCATCTCCATCAGCGTCTCCGAGTGCATCACCGTCGGTCTCCCCGAGTTTATCACCGTCGGCATCTCCCACGGCGTCGCCTTCGGCATCTCCATCTGTTTCGCCCAGTTTATCTCCGAGTCTTTCACCAAGTGTTTCTCCAAGTCTCTCGCCGTCGGCGAGTCCGACTGCATCTCCGTCCGCATCGCCAAGTCTTTCGCCATCTGGTTCACCATCGGCGTCTCCAAGTTTGTCGCCATCATTATCACCCAGTTTATCCCCGTCCGCATCTCCATCGCCCAGTTTATCTCCTTCACTTTCGCCATCAGCATCACCTAGTGTATCACCGAGCGGATCTCCCAGTGCATCTCCTTCAGTTAGCCCCAGTGCATCGCCTTCGGCTAGTCCTAGCGTATCGCCATCATTGTCTCCAAGTTTATCGCCATCAGCATCACCGAGCCTTTCACCCAGTTTGTCTCCGTCGGCTTCGCCTAGCGTATCGCCATCATTGTCACCGAGCATATCGCCGTCGGTATCGCCTTCACCGAGCATGTCGCCGTCGGCCTCACCTAGTCTTTCTCCATCGGCGTCACCGAGTGCTTCTCCATCAGCGTCACCATCGGTGTCACCATCGATATCGCCTTCACCAAGTCTATCACCGTCCGCATCGTCATCTATTGCACCGAGTAATGATTTTAGTGGCGATCCACATTGCGTCGCATTGTGGAAGTTAGAATCAAGTGCTCTCACAGTAGATTCCATTGGTACTAACACGCTCACTAATCACAATGTCGCCGAAGACACCGGGGATTACAAAGAAGGTGCGTGTAGCGGTGACTTCGTAGCTGCCAGTACGGCTTATCTCGATATAACGGATGCTAATCTTGATAGTGGATTCCCGCTGAAAAGCGGCGAATCGAACAAAGCAATCTCCATATGCTTCTGGGTAAAGTGGGACAGCTTCGCGGTTTACAATATCGACAGTTTATTTGCCAAATGGAATGCACCCAACGACAGGTCATTTACCGTCCGTAGATACAGTACCCAAGTGGATCTGATAATCGGGCACACGGGTGGTACCGATTTTGAAACTGTGACTCATGCATCTGCGGTTCAGACGGGCCGATGGTATCACATCGGAGCGACGTTTGATGATTCAACAAAGGCCTATAGAATCCGAATTTGGGATGACACTGCCGGCTCAATTCTCGGTGTAGATAAAACTGGCAATACAACAAACAACATCTCAATAACAACTGCGGATCTGCAAATTGGACAACAATCCGCATATTATTTAGATGGTCGTGGCGATGAGATCGTTGTATTTGACGACATTCTCTCTGCAGATGAAATAGACGAGATACGGCAAGGTCTCTATGCTCCGACCGGTCCCTCGCTATCTCCATCTGCGTCACCGAGTCAGTCTCCATCAGGATCACCGTCTGCATCACCATCAGCCAGCCCTAGTCTGTCCCCGAGTTTATCGCCATCAATTTCCCCAAGTGTATCTCCATCAGCAAGTCCGTCTGCATCACCTTCGGGATCTCCATCAGCATCGCCTAGCGTATCGCCTTCGATATCACCTAGTTTATCGCCTTCCATATCTCCATCACCGAGCATATCTCCATCGGCAAGTGCTGTTCCTCCGTCGGTATCGCCGAGCTTATCACCGAGCATATCGCCGTCCGGATCGATAGTACCCAGTTGGTCTCCGGGAGCTAGTCCGAGCCCGAGCATTAGTCCGTCACCATCTGTCTCGCCTAGCCTATCACCATCGATATCACCCAGTCCGTCTATATCTCCTAGTGCTAGCCCAACAGTCAGTCCCAGTCCATCATTATCGCCGAGTGCCAGCCCTTCCGGATTGGCAGACTTCCTGACGATAACGATAGACAACAGCGGCAAGGGAGCATATACCGATGTGCAACTCTCTTGTGACATTACAGCTGCACCGGGGATGCGAAATGATTTCAGGGATCTCAGATTATATGACGGCGCATCCCCAGTAGCATTCGAGCTGTCAGAAATTGTCGATAGCACATCTTGCGAATTGTGGTTCAAGTGGACTCAGGGTGCCGACGACATAGATGAACTGCAATTGTGGTATAGGCCGGATCGGCCAGATGGTGGAGATGGTGCCTCGGTATTTCAGCTCTACGATGATTTCGAGTCAACGTTTGGCTATGAGAGATTAAATCCTGCCACATATCAAACGACACCAACTCCAGATCTTACTGGGCAAGGTGTCCATCCATCGGTAATCAAGTTCGATTCGCCGTGGCCAGACGAGAGCGGATGGATGTATTGGATGGCATTCACTCCATATGCCAATAGCGATCCAGCAAAGGAACTTCCATGCGTAGTCGTGAGTGACGACGGCGAAACTTGGGAAAATCCGCCAGGCACGGCGTTCAACCCTATCAACGATCCCGCGACCGGTGTCAATAGTGATCCATGCATCGTGTATGACGACGATCAGGATGAGATCGTAGTCTACTACAATTGGCACGACGACGTTGATCACAAGACGTGCATGCGGACCATCGATACCAATCTGGATGTGTCCGCAGAGATTACCGTGCTTCTCAGTGATTACGCTGTCACGAGAGAAGCGGCACCCAGCGTGGTAAAGATCGGTGTCCAGTGGTTCAACTGGGGCGTGGAACTCATCGATTCGATGATGAGGATATTCTATCGTCCGATGAACAGCCGATCTTCGATGGATTTGGCCAGACAATACATCACTTGGGACAGCAACGAAGTATCCAATCCATGGCATTGCAGCATACGATACGATGCGGACAATGCTGAATATGTGATGATCATCGTCACCGGCAATGGCGGTGCCGGGCCGATATACATGGCCCATTCAGATGATCGACTTCATTGGGACGGATATCCATATCCATTGCTGCGCCCAGGATTCAGCACGGCTTGGGATTGGAAGTTGTATCATCCCACCATCTTATTAGACGGCGATGACTACAGAATTTGGTATTCGGCCTACAACGATTCTGGTGGACCAGTTGTATGGAGGATCGGATATGGAGAAACCACTCGCACCGAAGCGATAAACCGAGTCAACGGTACTGGCGCGCCTCCAGACAACGATTGGACGTATACGAACGTCTACACGGCGGGATGGCATCGTGACGGCAGAAGAAATTCCAGGCGATCGTACTGCGGAACATTCGAGGGATGGAGCGGACAGTATACACTCAAATCTGTGCCGAGCCCGCACACGTTTTATCAGGAATGCATGTTCTATGATAATGTCGAATCGTTCAAATTCAACTTGTTTCTCGTCTACAATGGTTCGCAAACAGCGGGGATGGGTGTCAATTGGGACACATCTACGACTAAGTATGTTTACAAAGACAAGGTAGGTGCATACACAGCGAGTGCGATAAATCGATCGGCAGGATGGCATAGATTCAGCATACTTGTTGAATCGGATGATAGCATCACTTTCTATGTCGACGACGTTGAAGCCGGCAGTCTAGCAGGCCAATTCTCCGATGTCACTCACGCCAGAGTCCACGGTGATGGACAAGTGCAAGTGGATGAACTTTGGGTGCGAAAGTACCTAGCCGACATGCCGGTGGTGACGTTAGGAAATCCACCGAGCGCGAGTCCATCCCTCAGTCCATCGGCGTCGCCATCTGCATCGCCATCTTTGAGTCCAAGTGCCAGTCCGAGCATCAGCCCGAGCCCGAGTCTCAGCCCAAGTGTTAGCCCGAGCCCGAGCATCAGTCCGAGTGCTAGTGCGGTGCCACCGTCGGTTAGTCCGAGTTTGTCACCATCTGCATCACCTTCTCTGTCGCCATCTTTGAGTCCATCGCTGTCACCGTCAGTATCTCCATCTTTGAGCCCATCGGCAAGTCCGTCTCCTTCGATATCACCTTCGATATCACCTTCCGCATCGCCATCTCTCAGCCCGTCGATGTCACCATCAGCATCGCCGTCTTTGAGCCCGTCGGTATCTCCGACGGCATCGCCGTCGGCATCGCCTTCAGTGTCACCATCTTTATCCCCGACCGCATCGCCGTCGATTTCGCCATCACCTTCGGCTTCTATTTCAGCGTCGCCATCGGCGTCACCGTCTCTCAGTCCATCAGTTTCACCTTCGCTCAGTCCATCAGCATCGCCGTCATTGAGTCCATCGCTATCTCCATCGGTGTCGCCTTCCCTCAGTCCATCGGTGTCACCGTCTCTCAGTCCATCGTTATCGCCTTCGGTATCTCCGTCTCTAAGTCCATCGTTGTCACCATCGGCATCACCCTCGGTCAGTCCGTCGCCATCGCTATCGCCGTCAGCCAGCCCGAGTGCATCCCCGTCGATAAGAGGCGTGCTCTCTGGCACGTTATCAATTACCACGAGATTGTCTGCGACATTGGGCATCGGCAGCCGACTAACCGCTACAATAGGAGTCAACAATATGTCCATTCCGACGCTTTACATATCGGAAGACAACCGATTCAGAATCACTGGCCTGAAAGACGTAGAGGAAGACGAATACGTCAACAATGCCACGGGAACATGGGAAGTTCAAACCAGGACCGGTGGAAGTATCGAGGGAGCATCTGGCGACATGACTTACCTCACAGGGACCAATGGAAATTACGTTGGATACATGGATTCAGCCGTTGCTGCATTACTCACGGAGGTCGGTAGATATCGGGTGATTATATCGATGACCAGCGACGGGCGCGATTTGTATCGTTTATTGAGCGTTCCAGCAGCATATCATGGCACCGTATAGGAGCTGCAAAGATGGGGGGCAACCATGAACGAATTTCTGGAGAAGCATCTAGAATGGATCGTAGGTGTCATTTTAGCTGCTGTTGTTTGGTTGATTGCGAGAGCAGTGTGGCTCAAAACATGGATGATGAGAGTTGATATGATGTTCACAGAATACGATACCAAAACGACACAGATGCAAGCCACTCGGGATAGGGTGTCCGATATACTTCAGTGGATGCAAGGTGCTAAACAAACACTTGAAGCGCAACAGAAGACGGTCGAGATGTTCGTGGCGACAGCCGGAGGCAATAAAGAGCGATTGATTAGATTGGAACAGGAAGTAATTGATCTTGGCCGCAAAATAGACGAGCACTTCGCAAGACAGAATGGAACCATTCAAAAGATCGGTGACGCGGTGGTGAAAGTTCAGGAAAACTGCCTGCGGCATTACAAGCAACAGAGAGATAAACAGGAGAAATAACCGCGATGGTGATAGAAGGATTGGATGCCTTGAAGACGAGACTTGACGGTCTTGCCGCGAAATCGGCAGCCAAAGATAATGGAAGTGTGGTTGTGGGATATCGTGGCGTCGGATATGCCATCTACGTGCATGAAAATGTGGAGATGAAGTTGAAAGGACTGCCCCGTCCGAGTGGGCGAGGAAGGTACTGGGATCCACCGGGATCGGGGCCGAAGTTCCTGGAGAATCCAGCTAGGGAGATGGCTAACAGTGGGGAAATCAACCGCATGGTGAATGGCATCTATCAGAGTACCGGATCTATCATGGAAGGACTCGTTGCAGTAGGTCAGCGTTTGCAAGCTGAAAGTCAGCGAAGAGTGCCGGAGGAATTCGGCAAGTTGAAGGGTAGTGCATTTACTGCCAAGGAACCATAGTAGTGTCAGGACTACTCACCAATTCGCCGGCTGCGGTGATTCAACAGTTGATCATCGATTTCGGATTGGGAACAGCAGTCGCAGATGATGACGACTGGCCTGTGTTCTTGAGCACGACCGTAGACAGCCCGGACAATTGCCTTACGGTCTATGATACCACCGGGATGCACGATGGGCGGCACATGGTGAACGGGGAGGTTCAGGAGCATCACGGTTTCATGGTGCGGGTGCGAAGTAAGAGATACAGCGTGGGGTGGAGCAAGGCACATGTGATCGCGATAGCGTTCGACGAGCAAGTCAGATACACGGGAGTAGTCATAGGGACTTCGACTTATTCTGTGCGAGAAATCAACAGAGCGAGCGGTCCCATCCATTTGGGAAAAGAAGTGCCCGAAAACAAGCGGCACTTATTTACATTGAACTGTTTCACGGCGTTGCGTGAATTATAACACTCTTGTAATAGGAGATTAACTCATGGCCACAACTGGACCTCCGAGCCCAACCGACCGACCATCGCCAACTGGGATACCACTGGATGACGGATATTCCACCAAAGTGACCTTCGGCGACGATACCGATGGAAACCCAGATTTCAGCATCTGGGAGAAGACAGTCAAACCGCCTGGAGTCGATGGCTTGCCCGCGATCGATACCACTACGATGCATAATGTCACGTGGCGAAGTTTCAGCCCGAGATCGTTGAAGACGCTAACAACTTTTACTGTAACTGGTGCATATGATCCAGATTGCTATGACGATGCAGTGACATTGGTGAATGAGAACATTGTCATCACCGTCACATTCCCAGATGATGCCCAAATCTGTTTCTGGGGAGCGATCACAAACATGGACTTCGCGGAATTGGCGGAAGGAACTCATCCGCAAGTTACGATCACAGTTACGCCAACAAATCAGGACAACAATGGCGTCCTCTACGGCCCGAGAATGGAGCACGTCGGCGGCACTGGTGGAGGTGGTTTGTACATCGATTGATCTCAAGAATTAGGAGCATGACATGGAATTTGATTTCGACGACCTGGCACTGATTGAAGTGCCAGTGAAGATCGCAGGCAAGGAATATCTGCTGCGAGAGGCCAGCGGAGAAGATGCCAGAATCTACAACAACGCGAGGATGCAGGGCGTGCAGATGGAAGGAGAGAAGATACTTTCCCTTCCCGAAGACTCAGCCGGCATCCCGTCGCTGTTGGTAAGTAGATGCCTTTGGGAGACCAAAGATGGAAAGGCCACTGTTCGCGTTGCACTGAACAAGGTGCGTGGATTTCCAAGCAGGATAATCGGCCCGTTGTTCGAGAAAGCCAAAGAGATCAGCGGTCTCGAGGATGACACGGAGGAAACGATTAGTAAACAGATGAGCGAACTCCGAAAGCGACTCGAAAGGATCAGAGAGCAGGAAAAGGTAAAAAACGTGTTGCAAGGTACGGACGATGGCTGCGAATCGCAGATCATTTCCGTACCCCCGACATCCGAGAACTGATGCAGAGGATGACGTATCGGGAGTTTCTGTTGTGGAACGAATGGCTTGACCAGCAGGTAGAACATGTATCGGGTGCATCGAGACCGGAGCCGACACGAAGTACCATAACGAAGGAACAGGCAACGAAATGGAGCAAATCGTTGTGGATACGAAGACTAAGATTGCAGGATAGGGCACAGGAGATCATGTAGCAGATGATTGGTGCTGCGACATCCGCTGAAGTTGGTCGGTTAGTAGTACGTCTCCTCGGAGATTCTGCCAGCTACAAGAGCATGCTTCAAGACGCCAAGAAGCAGGCAGCAGACACCGCGAAAGCCGTTGAAAACTTCGGACAAAGAATCGAAACCACTGGTGCATCATTGATGAAGTTCGGTGTCAAGATGAAATTGTTCGTCACGGCACCGCTTGTTGGTGCTGGAGTGTTGCTGGCAAAAACGGCATCAGATGCAGAAGAAACCGCCAATAAATTCGCTGTCACGTTTTCTGGGGTAGAACGACAGGCAAATAGCATGGTCGCCACATTGGACAAAGCGTACGGTTTGTCCGATATGTCAGCCCGCAAATTGATGTCTAACACAGGAGATCTGTTGACTGGATTTGGATTCACGCAAGAAGCAGCGGCTGATTTGAGTTTCGAGGTTCAGAAATTGGCAGTTGATCTCGCAAGTTTCACCAACATTGAAGGAGGTGCCGAACGTGCTAGTGATGCTCTCACCAAGGGACTGCTTGGCGAGAGGGAAATGATGAAATCTCTCGGCATTGCGATTCTTGAAAACGACGTCAAGGCTCAGATGGCCAAAGATGCTGCCAGGGGATTGACCTATGAAAGCGAACGTCAAGCGAAGGCGTATGCTACCCTTCAATTGGCCATACAACAATCAAAGAATGCAATCGGTGATTATGGTCGCACATCTGGAAGTCTGGCTAATCAAACACGTGAATTGTGGGAAGACATCAGGGACTTGCGAGTAGAATTCGGAAAACTCTTGATACCTTTGGGTTCTGCGCTTGTTGGATCAGCCCGGACTGCCGTCAGTGCCCTAGCCAATATGGGAACCACAGCCAAGATACTTCTACTGTCGATTGGAGGGCTTGTTGCTGCCATTGGGCCGACTGCATTCGCAGCGGGTTCTCTGCTTTGGGCATTTGGTAAGTTAGCTCCGCTACTGAGTACTGTAGTTATACCTGCGCTTAGGGCAACTGCAGCTGCTATGTTAGGACTCAAGGCCGCATCTTGGGAAGTATATGCTATTATTGCTGCGATGATTGGCATCTGGTATGCCTACAAGAAAGCCATGGCGGCTGCGACGGACGAAATTGATGCAGAGACGGCCGTATTAGAGAACCAGACAAACATAATGCAGAAGCGGCTGAATCAGCTTCAACAAGAAATTGATCTGACGGGAATGAGAAATGAATTGCTGAAAGAGACGCGGGCGCAACGAGAAGCTGACGCCTTGGAATCAGCCCGATTTAATGTCCAGCGAGCGAGAGCAGCATTTGAAGAAGCCAGGGCCGGAATCACTGTCCCACCATTGGAAGGAACGCCGATACAAGAGTTTTATAGACATGGAATAACACGCAATCCATTTGTTGGGCCAGAGCATAAGGGAACGCAATTTGACCGCGATTTAATAGCAGCACGTAAGAAGGCATTAAATGATGCCTATACTAAGCTTATTCAACTCGAAACAAAAGGCCCATCTACGGAACAAGCCCAACGAGATGCGATAAAAGCGTTTCAGATTATGCGGGCTCCGTTTGAAATGCAACAACAATGGCGCGATGTGATGATGGCATCCATTAACCAAGAGCGAGAAGACACTTGGACTCGTTGGCAACGAGATTTCGGTGCACAAGCATGGGCGATGAAGCAGTTGCCAGGCGCATGGGGCGGCAATCTAGCCTCGCTATTCGGGGCGACTCGGCGCGGACTGGGGGCGTCTCTCGGGGCCATGTTCTGGAGACCGGAAGAACAGGCACAGGCACGAGGCATACAGAGTTTCGTAGGTAGACGGGAGGCAGTGGCAGTTGGCAGTGTTGAGGCCAGTCAACGCAGGGCACAGACGCTCACACAATTGAAACAGGCCGAGAAGCAGATACAGCAGGAGGCTGAGAGAAAGAGACGAGAAGAGAAGTCGCAGCAGAAAATGGACAGTCTTACGGCAGGTCTTGGCAATCTCGGTAAGACTATCGAAAAGTGGATTTCCACTGGGACGACTAGTGGAGTAACTATAGATGCAGCGGATTTTGAATAGTGGCACAACCTGTAGATACAGCACGTCTCATCTATTGGGATCTTGAAGTTGACGATGATGGATATCGCACTTATACGGCGAGGTATATGGTGCGTGTCTCCAGTGCGATAGCGTTCTCATATTTATACGGGCCTTATTACGTATCAAATGAGCCGCAAGGTTTCGCTACTAATATTTATGGACTGCCAAAATGGGGTGACTATTGGGCGAACGGTCGAGATATCGACAGGGACGTCATATGTGCCAAGAAGAAAAAAATTACGCCGTACGAACAGAAGAATGACCCGCACGAATACTTCATCGTCGAATGCTATTTTACCAACAAGGTGAGTGGTGGTGGTCCTGCTGGAGGAACCGGTGTACCTGAATATCCGCGTTTCAGTGGTGGATATACATCAGGCCGCATTGAGGCGAAATACGATTTAGAAGGCAATCCAATCATCAATTCCGTGAAGGAACCAGTAAGCGGACCACAAGTCGAGTTTGATGATAATCAACCGAGCGTGGTGATAGAAAACATTTCATGGGTAGGCCCCCAACTGCCGCAATTGACTGCGTTGGTTAACAAAGTCAATGGATTCGCGCCGATATGGGGACTGGGAACTTCGCGAGGATCACTTGGCAATGGTACGCGCATCGTAAAATGTCAGTCAATCACATGGCAAGAAGTGAAACAGCCAGCACTCGGCGGTGGATTCACTAGATACTTCACTCGACGATTTGAATTCGAGGTGGGCGACAAATTTGACCGCGACGACATCATGGATGAAGGTACGCAGGTTCTAGATGGGGAATGGCAAGGCACTAGTCCAAGGGTATGGGTTCCATCTGGCAATACAAATTTTGTGCGGGCCACAGATGCAGCCGGAAACATGGTTACCGTCCAACTGAATGGTGCGGGCAGCAAAATGCCAGATACGGCCTTGGATTCGGAGTTGCACAAGATACCACTGATAGAGAGCAAAGAAGCGGTGCGATACTATGGTGAATTCACAGCAAATGACCTCGACGAGGTAGGAATAAATCCAGTCGATTTTCTAGCCTCCCGAAACTTGGGAGAATAACATGTCAAGCGAAGCAACTATTCAATCAACACTTACCATACGCAAGCTGTCGAGCACGACAACGGTGCTTGACTACAGCAGTCGTCCGACGTCTTTCGTTGCCGATGTGACAGGCACTAAAGGCCCATCTCCAGGTGCCGTGAGCATCACTACCGGCGGAACATCCATCGACTTGAGCGAGTTGAGTTGGCCGTCTCTATGCCGATTCATGAATCAGGACGATACAAATCGCGTGGAGGTCGGCGTCTACGATGGGGTTAGCACTTTCTATCCCTTCATTGAATTGCTGCCTGGTGAATCGTATACGATGCGATTGAGTCGCTATCTTCAGGGACCGGGGACGGCAGGGACCTGGGAACTCTATGGGCAAGCATACGGAGATACCGTAGTGCTCCTCGTGGAGGCATTCGAGTACTAAAATTCAGCACCGGGAGCGGCTAAGGTAAAGGGGAGCATAAGTGCCTGAAGCCTTTCTTCTGAGTCAATCCGACAGGGACATTCTCCAGCGGTTTCTGGACCGCGAGCGAAAGAAAACGCCACGTCCTTTCAAGCGGCAATGGCATCGCCGTGACATGATCGAGGCTGAAGGCCATCAGTCTCCGGAGATATACTTCGCTCGGCCTAAATATGCGTGGGGCATACCGGCACGCAGCGGTGTTACTCCCGGCAGTGCAACATGCAACGTCTACAAGCTCTCTTCTGGATCACTCGTTGCAACAGGTTACACTCGACTCGTCTATAACTATTCCGAACAGTTGATTCGTTACGATTTCATTCCAATCTACAAGACAAAGTACGGCAAATGGTTCGCTGGATCGCAAAGCCAAGTGCATCTTCTAGGGCAAGTCATTTATGATACTGATCCAGGGAACTACAGTAGCGTTACGATAAAATCTGGGCTGTGCGGTGAAGAAACCACATCTGGATTCCAAACGAATTGCTGCAATTCGACGCATGTGAGGATATGGGCCGGTTCTTGGTGTACACTCTCGTGGATCAATTTTTCCTGGCACATCGTGAAGCCATATAGTGCCACTTTCATTACTGGAGAAACCACTAGTGCGGCAGAGACGGGAGATAACGTGAATCTTACGGCAGTCGTTGGCATGGATGGTCACTATGCACCGACGACTGCGAGTGCATTCGTTTGTCAAGGTCCTTTGCTCGACGAGCAGTGCGTTCAAGCATTTTGGAATAAAGAAACGGAACGATGGGAAATCGCAGATGCGATGCGGGAGCTGGAATATTGTGAAGAAGAAGTAGTCTGCGATGTTATCTGCAATCCAGACGGGACCGTGGCGTATGTATGCTATGAAACGCTCAAATATCTCGTACCGAAGGATATGGACTGGACGCCATACAGCGAAGCTGTTGATTGTCCTGAATGTATATGTGTCCCATGCGGAGAAACTCAT